CTACGATGCCTGCCCGACGGGGCAGCCGCCGCAGGTTCCGCAGTCTCGGCCCTGGGCCTTCATGAACCGCCGCACGCGCTCCTGAAGTGCGCTGTCGGTGGCGGCCCTGGAGGACAGGACACACACCTTCTGGCCTGCGATCTGGGTCGCATATCCAAGGAACGTGGACGACGGGCCCAGATCCAAGCTGATGGCATTACTCACCGGTCCCCCTATAAGAGCCGTACGGAGACCTCCCCGGGTGGACCGACAGAGTTACATGCCGAACGGATATGCGGGAGGGGGTAGTTGAGGTTTCATCAGTCCCGGAACGTAACAATCCGATCACGGCAGAAAGGTTGTACGCGGAGTCCCTGCACGTCAGGTGCCGTCCGTCACATTGCCCGACCTGCGCAAGATCTCCACTAGCTCATCACTGAACGCGTCGACCTCGCCCACCGGAGCGCTAGGCATCTTCGCTCTGGCCGCCTCGAAGGCCGCCCGCTTCAAGGCCTCCGCGCTGAGTCGCGCCGGCGGCTCGGTGGCCTCGGCGGCCGGGCCGGCGTCTGGTTGCCCGACGAGGACAGGCTCCCCGCCGTCGGCGATCACGAGGCAGCTTCCGGGCGCCCAGCCCAGGGCCTTGTCCACCTTCACGTAAGTCGACTCACGCACCTCCAGGCCCTCCTCGACACGGCGCCACGTGTCCTTGGAGATCCCCACGGCGCTCGCCGCAGCGAGGCGCGATGGATACAGCTCCATCCGGTGCGCCTTCACGTGCTTCGCGAGGCGGTCAAGGTCGCGAGTAGTCATGTCGACATCTTGGCAGTTCCAGCCAGGTCCAGCTAGTTCCACCCAAGCAAAGGCCGATTTTTATTAAGGCAAGGCTAACTACGGCTAGCTACAGTCCCGGACTGAAGGCCATCCCGCGCGACTCACGGCTAACTAGGGCTAGACAACTAGAGCTAACTAGAGCTAGTTTCTAGGCATGCACCAACCGACGACCTTCGAGGTCGACGGGGACGCGATCCGCGAGGAGCGCATGCACGCGGGGCTCACACAGGAGGAGCTGGCCAGACAGGCGGGAATCAGCCCCCGCTACGTCAGCCACCTCGAAACGGGCTCCCGCAGAGACATGCGGCCCAAGACGTACAAGCGCCTCCGCGAAGCCCTCCAAATCACCGACGAGCGCCTCCGACGCAGGCCTCCTCGCCCCACCGAGGACCCACCCGAAAGGACATAGCCCCATGGCCACCAAGGCCTACGAGCTCTACGGGATCCCCATTCCCCCGCAGGACCCGGGCCAGGAGTACATGACCGTCCAAGAGACGGCCTACGTCCTCAACTGCTCGGTGTCCTGGCTCCGCCGGTTCCTCAAGGACAACCGGCACCTGCACAGCTACAGCGGCCGCCGCATCGTCACCGACCGGGAGGACCGAGCCGCGATCTACGAGGCCCGCCGCGCCGGCGACCCGCGTAAGGGCCGCACGCAGCGCCGCCGCCGTCCCGCGCGCAGGCCGGCGCTCGCCACCTCCTGACCCCCTGAACGCGCCGAAGGGCCGCCCGACTTCCCGGCCCGGCGACCCCACGACTCGGCGACCCCACCAACCAGAACGAAAGAGAGGTCCCCGTGACCATCGAATCTACCCTGACCAGCACCCCCACCAAGTACGGCCCGGACCGCTGGGCGCGGGTAACCCTGGCGGACCAGCGCCGCGCGTTCGCCGCGCTGGACCGCATCACCGCGCTGCACCCGCACCTGCCCGCCGCCTACATCGTCCTCTCCTACGTCCACCCAGACGAGATCGAGGTGCAGGCGCAGTCCTGGCCCGCGCTGGAGGCGTGGCGCGAGGCGCTGAACGTGCTGCCGGCCGACGTCGACTTCGGGAACTGCGAGCCGGAGCGCGAGCACCTGGAGTTCAGCACCACGGTCGACGGGATCCGGGTGCGGGTCTACATGATCGGCGACCTCGTGACGTCGGCTGTGGCCGAGGACTCGGCGGTGGCGGCATGAAGCGCGAGGAGTTGCTGGCGCAGGCCAGGAAGCACATGTGGGCGGCCTGGCAGTTGTCGTCCGAGGAGCTGGGCTCGCAGGCGGCGGAGACGCTGCTGAACCTCGGGATGCTGGTCCCGGAGGGCGGCGCCCAGGAGTTGGAGCAGTGGCGCGCGACGTTCGGGCCTGATGCTCTGCCGGGGGCTCTGTCCCGGCTGGCGCGGGCGGAGCAGCGGCGCGCGGAGCTGGAGGCCGTCCTCGCGACCCACCGGAAGGACGATCAGGCGGAGATCGAGCGGCTGCGGGCGCGGGTCGCCGAGCTGGAGGCCCGGCTCGCCGACCACGAGCAGTCGCCGCTCGCGTGGGCCGAGAAGCTCGACGCGAAGTCGCTCGACAACTTCCTCATCGCGCTTTCGTCGGCCACCGAGTGCGAGCCGATGGCCGACGCGATCGCCCAGATCCACAAGCTGATCAGCTCGTACCGCGAGGCGCGGCCCGAGGCGGACGGGATCACGCGGCGGATCGCGCCGACGCAGGCCCTCCGCGAGCGCGCGCCGCACGCCTACAAGTCCCGCCCGCTCCCGCCGGGCACGGTGAAGTGCGGTTGCGGCCACCCGGGCAGCGAGCACCACCACGCGAGCACGGCGTGCTACGCGCACCTGCCGCGTGAGCTGGGCCAGCCGGTTCGGATCTGCCCGTGCGAGGCGTTCGTGCCAGTGGAGGCCCCGCACGACAGCCCGCTCCACCACGACTACCGGGTCGGCCGCGACCTGCCGGAGACGGGCGGTGCCCGATGACCCAGCCCATCACCTCCACCCACCCGCCGCTGTCCTTCGAACCCCGCACCGACTGGCTCGCCGGATACCTCCGCGCCGACCAGATCCGCACCGACACCCTCGTCCAGCTCGTCGCCGGATGGGCCGACGACGACACCCGCGACGACGTGATCGAAACGCTCGACCAGCTGGCCGCCGTCGTCACCGGACCGCGCCGCGAGGGCGAGCTGGACGCCGCGATCGAGGAGATCGAGGCGGTCGCGTCGATGGACACGGCCCGGATCGAGATCACGGCGGGGACCGCGCGCCGGCTGTTCCAGGAGCTGGCGGGCGTGGTGCACAAGCTGTGCCGGTTCAACCCGCTCGCCGTGCTGGAGCGGAGGCGGTCCGCGTGAGCACCCACACCGACGGCCAGCTGCTCGCCGAGGCGTATCCCGGTGAGCTGGCCATGTACCGGCAGCTCGTCCGCACCCTGCGCACCGTGGTCCGCGCCGACGACGCGGACATGAGCGAGGTGCGGCGCCTGCTCCGCGAGCACGCCGCCGACGACGCCGTCGCCCGCACCGAGGGGAAGAGCAGCCACACGGCCGACGCCACCCCCGGCCTGACCGAGCGGCAGACCCGCCTCCTCGACGGCATCCGTACCCACGGCGGCCGGTGGACCACCCGCCGCGTCGTCAGCCTCTACGCCCTGACCGACCCCGACGTGGTCACGCGCGGCGCCGCCCGCCGGGACCTCGAGGCCCTGCACCGGGCCGGGCACCTGGCCCTGGTCGACGAGCCGGACCACCGCCACTACCTGCTCAGCACCCGAGAGGTCGGTGCCTGATGCCCGAGACCACCACCCGCCGCGCGTACCTGCTCGCCGCCATAAGGGCCGACGGCCGCCCGGTCACCACGCTCCGCGCGGTGCAGCTGATGGACGGCTCCCCGTGGCCGACGTACGGCCGGAACACCGCCAGGAAGGACCTTCGCGGCCTCGCCCGCTGGGGGTTCCTCCAGGCGGACACCGGCACCGACGGCCGCCGCACCTATGACCCCACGACCACCGGAGAGGACGGCCGACCGTGACCTTCCCGACCGTCACCCCCATGCCCGACCACGAGCGAGTCCTCGGCCAGATCGAGCGCGGCGAGGTCCGCGCCGGCGCCGAGGCCGCGCGTGAGATCGCCGCCCGGCAGCAGGCCGAGTACGGCAGCGCGTTCCTGGGCTCGCCCGCCGAGGCCCTGCGCCGCCAGCTGTTCGCCGCTGCCCTCGCCAGCATCGCCACGACCACGGAAGGCGGTATCGCCGCATGACGACGACCGTGCAGGCCGGGGCTCAGGCCCCGGCCGCCGGCCGCCGGGTCACCCCCACCGGCCGACTCGTCCTCCCCGCCGACGCCGACCGCGCCGACTGGCTCACCGCCCGCCGCTCCGGCATCGGCTCCTCGGACGTCCCCGCCATCCTCGGCCTCGTCGAGCAGAACCCGCCGCTGAAGGTCTACTACGACAAGCTTGGCCACGACGTCGACGACGCAGGCGAGGCCGCCTACTGGGGCACCGTCAACGAGGAGAATGTCGCCCGCCGCTGGGCCATGCAGAACCGCTCCGTGATCCGGCGCGTCGGCGTCGTCTCCCACGTCGACCACCCGCACTGGATGACCACCCTCGACCGGCGCGTCACCGAGTGCCCCCTCGACTCCGACGAGCAGGCCCCCTGCGCGCTGGAGATCAAGACCCGGTCCGCATTCAAGTCCGCGCAGTGGCACGCCGGAGCCCCCGACGACGTCACCGCACAGGTCCTGTGGCAGATCATCGTCAACGGCTACGAGCACATGCACTACGCCGTCCTCATCGGCGGCAACGACTACCACCAGGGCACCATCCGCGCGGACGAGTACCGCGACGTCATGGCGGACATCAGCACCGCCGTCGACAAGTTCTGGTTCGAGCACGTCCAGGCGCAGGTGCCGCCGGAGCCGACCGGCAACGGCGACGCGCTGGCGAAGCTGTTCCGCCGCCTGCACCCGGAGCGATCCGGTTCGGTGGACATCGACCGCCACCCTGACGCTCTCGACGCGCTCCTCGACTACACCCGCCACCAGCGCGAGGAAGCCGCCGCGAAGAAGGCAAAGGCCCAGGCGAAGGCCCGCATGATCGCGGCCCTCGGCGACGCCCAGGAGGCCCGCATCGGCGGAGAGCGCGCCTACGCCCTGGAGCCCACCAACGCCGCGCCGCGCGTCGACCTGGAGCTGCTCGCCGAGCGCTGGCCCGACGCCTACGAGGCCTGCGTGAAGGCCAACCAGACCGAACGCATCGACATCAGCAAGCAGTTCAAGGGGGGCATCTGACATGGGCCTGCGCGAGAACGCAGCCGCGGCCGCCGGCCGCACCCTGACCGACGACGAACCCACCCGGGTCGAGGTACGCGAGGCGCCCGACCTGACCGAGCCCGACCTCGGCGACCTCACCCAGGACGCCGCGCCCACCACGAACGCCGTCACCGCCTGGTCCCGGGTCATGGGCGAGGTCCGGGCCATCGCGAAGAGGGAGCGCTTCGAAGGAGGCAGCGCCGGCCGCTTCAACTTCCGCGGCATCGAGACCGCGTTGAACGCCTTCGGCCCGGCCTGCCGCAAGCACGGCGTGCTGGTCATCCAGCACAAGGTGGAAACCGAGTACCGCGACATCACCACCAACAAGGGCGCCAAGATGCGCGAGTGCACCGCCCTGGTCACCTTCCGGATCTACGGCCCGGACGGCTCGTTCTTCGAGTCGCAGGCCGCCGGCGAGGCCTCCGACTCGGGTGGCCGGTCCACGCCGAAGGCCCAGTCCATCGCGCTGCGCACGCTGCTGATCAACAACGGCCTCGTGCCCACCGAGGACCGCGACGCGGACGCCGTCCACTTCGAGCGCGCCGAGTCCCCGGTCCGGCCGGCGGCCAGCTACCTGGACGAGATCTGCAACCCGCACACCAGCGCGGGACGCCTGCGGCAGATCCATCACGAGCTGAGCACCACCCGCCAGCTCGGCGCGCTCGTCACCAACGAGGTCGGCGACGAGGAACCGATCGGCCAGATGGTCGTCCGCATCGGCAAGGAGCGCGCCGCCGGAGGTGCCCAGTGAGCACCTTCGCCGCCGTCCGCAAGGCTGCCTGGGACACCGAGACCACCGGCCCCGACCCGCTCACCGACCGCATCGTCACGGCCGCGTTCATCGTCCGCGGCGGCGGCCGCGAGGACCGCGCCTTCTCCTGGCTGATCAACCCCGGCGTCCCGATCCCAGCCGAGGCCACCGAGGTCCACGGCATCGACGACGCCAAGGCGCAGGCCGAGGGCCAGGACCCGAAGACCGCCCTCGACGAGATCGCCACCAACTTGGCCCGGGCCATCGAGTGGGGCATGCCCGTCGTGGCGTTCAACCAGTCCTTCGACTGGACGATCCTCCACCACGACCTGGCCCGCCACGGCCTGCCCACCGTCGAGGAGCGCGTGGGCCTGCGCCCGCTGCCGCTGATCGACCCGCACGTCATCGACAAGCAGGTCGACCGGTACGTGAAGGGCTCCGGCATGCGCAAGCTCAAGCCGACGTGCGAGCGGTACGGCGTCCAACTGGACGACTGGCACACCGCCGAGGCCGACGCCCTCGCCGCGCTGCTCATCGCCGAGGCGCAGTTCGAGCGGCACCCGCAGCTCAACGCCATGGCCCCCGGTCAGCTGTTCGCCGCTCAGCGCGCCTGGCGGGCGGAGCAGCAGGCCAGCCTGCAGCACTGGTTCCGCACCAAGGCGACCCCGGAGCAGGGCGGCGACCCGAACAAGGTCATCGACGGATCGTGGCCCCTGATCCCGGCCCAGCGCACCGGAGGTGAGGCCTGATGTTCGGTCTCATCACCCGCCGCCGCCACGACGAAGTGGTCACCGCGGCCTCCGCCCTCGCCGCCCGGCTCCGCGACGAACGCGACCAGGCGCTCGACGAGCGCGCCGCCTTCAAGGCCGCCGCGCAGACCGCGGCCCGGCAGGTCACCGACCTCACCGACCTGCACCGACCCCTCGACGGCGCGCCCGCCCGGCCGGCCAGCCCGACGGCCGAGCTGCTCCGGGCCCGCGCGCAGGCGCGCGCCCTGGAACAGCGGCTCGCCGAGCTACAGGCCGCCAACGAGGCCCACGACTGGCAGGTGCCGTCATGAGCGCCTTCACCGCGGCCCTCGCCGGGGCCGTCACCACGGTCGGCGTCGGCGCCGTCATGGTCGCCCGCTCGTGGCCCGGCCCGGGCGACGGCCGGCACCGGGCGCCGCGGCTCGCCGAGCGGATCGCCGCCCGACTCCACCCCACCACCGCACCCCGAGAGGAGGCGAAGTGACCACCCCGACCAAGCCCCGCAGCAACTACCACCGCGGCCGCGACCTCGAACACCGCGTCCGCACCCACCTCCGCGACGAGGGCTACGAGGTGCTCCGCACCGCAGGCTCCAAGTCCAAGGTCGACCTGGTCGCCATCAAGACCGGCCAGATCCTCTTCGTCCAGTGCAAGCGCTCCGGCAGCCTGCCCCCCGCCGAGTGGAACGCCCTGTGGGACCTCGCCGCCATGGCCGGAGCCGTCCCCGTCCTCGCCGAGCAACTCACCCGCGGCCGCAAGTACTGGCGGCTGACCGCCCGCAAGGACCAGCCCGGCCGCCGCCAGCCCATGGTCGAACTCGCCCTCGACGAACTCGCCACGGGGGTGACCCAGTGAACAACCTCCCCGCCCACGGCACCTACAGCCGCTACACCCGGCACGGCTGCCGCTGCGAGCCCTGCCGCGCCGCAGGCCAGTCCTACCGGCGACGCATCGGCTACGACCACAGCAACGGCGTGCGCCGCCTCATCGACGCCACCCAGTCCCGCGCCCACGCCGAACGGCTCATCGCCCGAGGCTGGACCCAGAAGCAGATCGCGGCCGCCGCCGGCCTGAACACCGGGCACGTGTCCGAGCTGCTGTCCGGCCGCTACGCCACGGTGAACCGCCGCACCGCCATGGCGGTCCTGGGAATCGCCCTCGACAGCACGCCCCCGATCCCGCGCCACATGGTCGACGCGACCGGCACCCGGCGACGCCTCCAGGCCCTCATGGTCCTCGGCCACACCCTCGCGGACATCGCTCGCCGCGTCGGCGTCGGAGTGTCCAGCCTGGAGCAGACCGCCGACGGCCGCTGGGACATGATCCGCGCCACCACCGCGGCGAAGGTGGCCCGCATCTACCGGCAGCTGTCCATCGCCCCCGCACCGCGAACCCTGTGGAGCGAGCAGGCCCGCAACCACGCCATGGCCCACGGCTGGCACGGACCGATGGCGTGGGCAGACATCGACGACCCCACGTGCGAGCCGGAGCCGTGCCCGCCACCCGCCCCCGGACACGTCCACCCCGACGACATCGCCGAGCTGGCCAAGCGCGGCCTGGACGACGACGCGATCGCGCGACGGTTGGGTGTCTCGCCGAGGACGATCCTGCGTGCCCGTACGGCTCACGGGATCCCGGTGGGGGTGGCGGCATGAGCCACTACACCGGGTCCGTCCCCGAGACCGACCGCCCTCTGGACTGGCGCCTTCACGGCGCCTGCCGCCGCCACGACGAGCCCGACATCTGGTTCGCCAGCGCCAGCAGCCAGGACGGCCGCGAACAGACCCGCGAGGCCCAGGCCATCTGCCACACCTGCCCGGTCCTCCTGCAGTGCGGGCGCTGGGCGTTGGCCAACCGCGAGGAGTGGGGCGTGTGGGGCGGCATGACCGAGAGCCAGCGCCGCAGCATCCTCCGGCAGCGGGCGACCAAGGCCAGGAACAAGGGCGGCCGGCCGCGCGCCGAGTGCGGCACGAACTCCGCCTACGACCGGCACATCCGGCTCGGCGAACCGATCGACGACGCCTGCCGTCGGGCCCACGCCCTGTACTCGGCCGAACGCCGGGCGCAGACGCCCCGGAAGGCGACGGCATGAGCGGCCCGTGGACGGGCGGCGTCCAGGTCCGCCGCATGGAGAAGGGCCAGACACCGGTCGCCGACTTCTACTGCGCCGCCTGCGGGACCCACCGCCGCGTCACCGGCCGGGCAAAGGTCGAGGACTTCATGCGGTCGAAGCCCATCCAGGACCACCGGCCCAACTGCCGCCCCACCAGCAGGACCAGGGCCGCCTGACCGGCAGCCGCACCCGCGGCCGCCACCCGGGCCGCCCGACCTTCCCTCCACCGGTCGGCCCCACACCAGCCAGCGCACCACCACCGCAGAAAGGCATCACCCAGCACATGACCGTCCAACCCCAGACCCAGCCGGAGATCGGCCAGTTCGCCGTCTTCCTCGCCCAGCACCTCGCCGGCCGCTCCAACGAGGAGATCAGCGCCGAGTTCCACCAGCTGCTCGCCGCCGTCAACGAGCACGGCAAGAAGGGCTCCCTCTCCATCAAGGTCACCGTCGAACCCCCCAAGGGCCACGTCGACGGCGCCCCCGTCGTGATCTCCGTCGACTCCGACCTGAAGGCACCGAAGGCCTCCGCCCCGCCCGCCCTCTACTTCGTCGACGACGACGGCCACGCCACCCGCCAGGACCCCCGCCAGCTCCAGGCCTTCGACGTCCGCGACGTCACCACCACCACCGAGATCAAGGACATCTGACCCATGACCACCACCGACAACGTCACCGCCGTCGCCGCCCTCGCCCAGCAGGCCCTCGCCCCCACGCAGGTCGAACCCGGCAACATCTACCTCGTCGCCACCGCCACCGGCCACGTCGAGACCATCAACCTCACCGGGCCCGAACACACCGGCCAGCTCACCCGGAAGACCGGCCACACCACCGTCCGCGACGCCGCCAGCTTCCTCACCTACTACGGCAAGCACCACGACGACGCCACCGAGGTCTACTCCGACGTCGAGCAGCTCACCGTCACCGCCGTCCTCGACGCCCACCAGCCCGGCCCGGACGGCGCCCGCTTCGGCGCCCACCGGCTCACCCTCCAGCTGCGCCGCACCAAGGCCTGGCAGGAGTGGACCAAGCTCGACGGCCGCCTCGTCTCCCAGGACGAGTTCGCCAACTTCCTCGAGGACCACCTCCCCGAACTGGTCGACCCCGACGCCGCGACCATGCTGGAGATCGCCCAGTCGATCAAGGCCACCACCAAGGCCGAGTTCCAGTCCGGCTCCCGCCTGCAGTCCGGGGAGCGGAAGTTCGTCTACACCGAGGACACCAAGGCCAGCGCCGGCAGCAAGGGCGACCTGACCATCCCCGAGGTCTTCGAGATCGCCGTCGTCCCCTTCGAGGGCGCCGCCGCCTACAAGATGCGCGCCCGCTTCCGCTACCGCATCGACCGCGGGCAGCTCGCCCTCGGCTTCAAGCTGGAGCAGCCCGAGGAGCGCGCCAAGGCCGCCTTCGCCGACGTCCTCGCGGCGATCGCCGACGGGGTGGCCACGCCGATCCTGAACGGGACCCCCGCCTGATGGCCGGCCGCAGGCGGGACGGCGACGGCCCCCGCTGCCCCGCCTGCGGCGCCCCGCTCCTCGTCCAGTGGGTCGGCGACACCGCAGCCCTCCAGGCCCGCGTCGACCTCCCCCCGGCCGACGAGCCCCGCCCCTACGGGCCCGCGGCCGCCGCCGCCACACCCAACGACCTCGTCTGGTGCCTGCCCCGCCACCCGTACCGGGCCCTGCGCCTGCGCTGGACAGCCCGCGGCCACCCGCCCGACTGCCCCCACCAGCACCTGCTCACCCACCAGTGCCCGCCCACCGAACCGACCACTCTCTTCTGATGAGGAGCCGCACGTGGACAACGTCCGCCCCCTGAACCCGCACACCCCGGCGGACGACGACGGCCTCAACCGCAAGCCCCCCGCCGACCCCGCCGCCGAACGCGCCCTCCTCGCCCGCTGCATCCACCACCCCGCCGAATACCACGACGCCGCCGAACTCATCGGCGCCGAAGACTTCACCCACCCCGCCCACCGCCTCATCTGGGACGTCATCGGCCACCAGCTCGCCGACAACAAGCCCGTCGACCCCATCAGCCTGCGGGCCGTCATCGAGAAACTCGGCCAGCTCCGCCAGGTCGACGGCGGCGCCCTCCTCTGGCAGATCTCCGGCGAAGCCGGACCCGGCGACGCCGCGTACTACGCCGAGTTCGTCCGTGAGAAGACCCGCCTGCGCCGCATCGAGGACCTCGCCATCCGCCTCCGCTCCGGCGTCCTCAACGGCGGCGACGTCGACCAGCTCGAAGAACAGATCACCGGCTACGTCCACGACCGCACCACCCAGGCCGCCGGCACCTCCCGGTTCGTCCCCGGCGGCGCGTTCATCCTCGACCGGCCCGACACCGTCCCCGCCATCTGGGGCGACGACGACCAGGTGCTGTGGGCCGAAGGCGAAGCCCTCATCATCGCGGGCCCCCCGGGCGTCGGGAAGACCACCGTGGGCCAGCAGGTCCTCCTCGCCGCCATCGGCATCCGCCCCCACGCCCTCGGCATGCCCGTCCGTCCCGCCAGACGCGTCCTCTACCTGGCCTCCGACCGTCCCCAGCAGGCCGCCCGCTCCATGGCCCGCATGGTCACCGCCGAGCACCGCGACCTCCTCAACCAGCGCCTGATCTTCTGGCCCGGCCCGCCCCCCACCGACTTCATCAAGGACCCCAGCACCCTCGTCCGCCTGTGCCGCCAGGCCGACGCCGACATGGTCTGCCTCGACTCCCTGAAGGACATGGCCGGCGAACTCGCCTCCGAGGAAGGCGGCCAGGCCATCAACTCCGCGATCCAGCGCACCCTCGTCGAAGGCATCGAAGTCCTCGCCCTCCACCACCACCGCAAGCAGGGCGGCGGCAAGGAAGGCGGCAAGGAACCCACGTCGCTGGACGAGCTGTACGGCTCCACCTGGATCACCGCGGGCGCCGGATCCGTCGTCTCCCTCTGGGGCTCCGCCGGTGACCCCATCGTCTCCTTCAAGCACCTCAAGCAGCCCGCCGCCGAGTGCGGCCCCTGGCGGCTCAAGCACGACCACCCCCGCGGCGTCACCGAGATCTGGCACGAGGTCGACGTGCTGGACATCCTCGCCCACGCACGCGGCCCGCTCACCGCCCAGCAGCTCGCCTGCCAGATCTACAGCCCGGACAAGGGCAAGCCCACCGCGTCCGAGGTGGAGAAGGCCCGCCGGCGCCTGGAGCAGCTCGTCGAGAAGGGCCACGCCCACAAGATCGCCAACGGTGGCGGACGAGGCCAGCAGTCCGGCTACGTCGCCGCGTTCACGCCCGACGGCGAGGTCCTCTCGTGACCCTCACGAAAACTCACGCGGAAACTCACGCCCTTACTCACGCCGAAACTCACGCCCCCTCACGAAACTCACGATCCGGCCATCCCCGCAGGTCAGAAACTCACGCCCCGAAACTCACGCACCAAACCCACGCGGAAACTCACGCCGGTCACGGCGATCAAGGAACCCGCAGGTCAAAAACTCACGCCGAACTCACGCAAGAAACTCACGCACCCCCCTCCCCTACGGGGAGGGAGGGGGGTGCGACCACCACACCACCCCCACGACCCCCACCACGCGCATCCGGTTCCGGCCCAGCCCGCGCACCAGACCAACCGAACGCCACCCCACCAACCACGGAGGCACCCCGTGACCAACCCGAGCACCACCACCGACCGCGTCCTGACCGAAGTCCTCGCCGAGCGCATCCGCCAGGACGAGAAGTGGGGCGAGCAGAACCACCCCGACGGCACCGGCCCCCGCACCGCCGCGATCGTCGGCATGCTCTGCCACGCGGACGAAGCCGCGAAGATGGCCCGCCTCGCCTGCCAGTCCGCAGCGCGTACGGGCAGCACCACTTGGCGCCTGGTCCTCGCCGAGGAAGTCACCGAGGCGCTCGCCGAGTCGGACCCCGCCGCGCTGCGCGCCGAGCTGGTCCAGGTCGCCGCGGTCGCCGTCGCCTGGATCGAGGCCATCGACCGCCGCACCGGCGCGCAGCCGGCGGCCGAGCCCGCGGACGACTTCACCGAGGCCTGTGACGCGTTCTTCCAGATCGGCATGACGCCCGCCCTGCAGGGCCTGCGCACCGAGCTGCGCATCGAGGGGCGGCCGCCGCTCGTCGGCCGGTACGCCGGCGCCGAGATGGGCCGCCTGTCGACCCACGACGACGTGCTGTCCATCCGGCCGCAGCTGCTGTTCCGGTACGAGGACGCCGTGGAGCAGCCGTGACCGTTGCCGCGCTCCGGCGCCTCCTCGACGAGATCGACCGCGAGGGCGGCCCCCGCGCCGCCCGCCACAACCACCTCACCCAGCCCGACGAAGGAGCACCCCAGCCCATGAGCACCGCACCCGCCCCGACGCCCGCGCCCGCACAGCTCGTTGCCCTCCGCCAGCCGGCCGCCACCGAGGAGCCGGACAAGCTGCCCGTCGGCAAGCTCCTCGCCTGGGGCGACCAGCACACCGACCCCGAAGTCCAGGACCAGGCCGCCCGCGCCCGGGCCGCCCTCGTCGGCCTGCGCCAGCGGTACGCGGCCGACCGCGAGCTGAGCCTCATCACCAGCGAGCGAGAGCAGCTGGAGCAGCGGCTCGCCGAGCTCCAGGCGCGCGAGCAGGAGCTGGCGCCGGCCAAGCCGAAGAAGCAGCGGAAGGCCGTCGACTACCCGGCGGCCGAGGTGCGCGCCTGGGCCGCGGCGAACGGCGTGGACTGCCCGGACCGCGGTCGGGTGCCGAAGGCGGTCGTCGAGGCGTGGCGCGCGGCGACCGCGCAGGCCTCTGCGTGACACGGCAGGCCGCCCCGCCGGGCATGCGGGGCGGCCGCCGGGCCCATCACACCACACCCACCAGGAGCCAGACCATGACCACCAGCCCGCAGCCCGACCGCGTGACCGCCATCTACGACGCCATCGACGCCTTCCAGCGGCAGCACCGCACCGTGGGCGGCCTCCAGCACGCACAGATCCGGGCGCTGCTCGCTGAGCACCTGGACCGCGCGCTGCCGTCCGCTCCGGTCACCGCCACCGCGCCGCCCGACGACCGGGCCGCGCTCCGTGACCGCATCGCCGAGGTGCTGTGGCCGTTGACCGACTGGGACGGCGACCAGCTCAACGCCGAAGCCGCTGCCGACGCGGTGCTGGCCGTGCTGCCCGCGCCCGCCGACCGGGCCGCCGTCCTCCGCGAAGCCGCCGACGAACTGCCGGACGCGGACCTGCCATTCGTGTCGCCTATGGGGCGCAGGCAGGTGGCCGAATGGCTACGGCACCGAGCCGAAGAGATCAGCCCCATGACCATCGGTGACGCGCAGAGCATGCTGCGCCGCATGGCCGACGAGGCGCGGCAGGACGGGGAGGCGCACCCGGCAGAGCACACGTGGGCCGCCGAGCTGTACGACCCGGTCGCCGAGGAGTGGGTGCCCGGCATCCGTTACAGCGTTCGAGAGCGGGCCGTGAACCACCTGGAGCACGCCGCCAAGATCGGCCCGAAGTGGAAGGACGGTGCGCCCACCCAGCGCCGCCTGGTCCGCGCGACCACGACCTACACCGTCGAGCAGCCGACCGCCGGGGCGCGGCAGGACGGGGCGCAGCAGCCGTGACCGCCGTCCTCGCCTACGTCGCCCTGGTCGCCGTCACCGCCGCCCTCACTCTCGGCCACGCCCTCTACCCGCCCTGGAGCGACCGATGAGAGCCCTCACCCGCAGCCTGCCCCCGCTGTACTTCCTCGCCGCCTGCCTGCTGCTCCGCTGCGCCCTCGTCAGCGAGCAGCACGGCAACGCCACCTACTGCGCCTTGTTCGCGGCCTGCACGGCCCTCTTCGGTCTCGCCATCGCCGACCGCGCATGGCACCGCGACCACCTACGCGCCGCCCTGGCCCGCCTCGAGCGCACCGCCCGGCCGCCGGGCCCGCACGCCGCGGCGGTCGCCGACGAGATCGCCATCGGCTGGCAGCACCTCCTCGAGTCCTGCTGCCTCCGCGCGTGGGAGTCCGCCGGCGCCGAGCACGACCCCGCCACCTGCACCCGGAAGGACCAGACCCTGTGAGCACAGCAGCAGTACGCGTCAACGAGGTGGTGGTGAACCTGTACACGCCCCGAGCGACCGCCAACTGGTGGGCCCTCTTCCGGGCCCGCGGCCCCGCCGAACGCTTCACCACCGTCACCGCGTCGATCCCGGGAGACCTCGTGGACGTCGCCTGTGATGACCCTGCCGACGCCGAGTGGCTCCGGGACCACATGATCGAGCAGGGCATCCCAAAGACCGCACTCAAGATCCTCACCGGGAGCCAGCGATGAGCCAGCCCAGCCCCGACGCGCGGGCCGTCGTCCGTGCCACCGACGCCCTGACGACGCAGGTCCGACGCATCGCCGACGCCCTCACGACGCCCGTCGTCAAGTACGAGGTGCGCACCGACGACGACGCGACGACGCCCGCGACGACGTGCAGCGCCCGCTACGCCGGCACCGACCCCATGCGCTGGTGCATCCGCGCCGCCCACCACACCGGCAAGGACCACGTGGACGAGACCGGCTACCACTGGTCCGACACCGTGGCCGTCTACCCGCTCGCCGACGGCGTGGTGAAGGAGTTCATCCCGAGCCCGACCGCCGGGGTGCGGCTGCCGCCGATGGACCCTGTGCACATCCTCGGCGCCGAGGCCCCGGCCGCTGACAACCCTCCGCTGGCCGCCTGCCGCCGCATGGAGACCCGCACCTGCCCCCCGACCTACAACGGCCCCTGCGGGCCCCGGCCCTGCGCCCGCTTCGAATCCGACGACCCCACACCCTGGGAGCCCCCGCCCGCCGACGAGGACGCGCAGCGCACCAACCGCCGCGACAGCATCCGCAACCTCCTCGCCCGCCTGGACCGCACGCAGCTGCACGGCGACGAGATCGACCTGCTACGGCAGCACGTGGAGACCGAGATCCGCGACGCCGACACCGCGCGGCGCCGCGCCGAGCAGACCGAGCAGATGCGCGCCGAAGCCGTCCAGGTCATCGACATGCAGAAGGAACTGATCGGCACCCTGCGCAGCATCGTCATGACCGCCATCACCGACCGCGAGAGCGGCGGCGTACGGACCCAGCCCTGCGGCGTCTGCGAGCAGGACCACATGGCCGAGCTGTACGAGGCGATTGTCGACATGGACAAGCGGCACGCCGCAGCGTTCCCGGCCACCGCTGACGGGCCGGCGCGCCCCGGCCGACTGCCCGAGCAGCCCACCACGAAGGAGTGACCATGCCCGACCAGCCCACCAGCTACTTCATCCAGTCCCGCCCCCACCCCGGCGCACCCTGGCAGCGTGCCACCGGCGTCCACGCCCTGTGGGCGTCCAAGAACCAGGCCCTGCAACGTCTCGCCGACCGTCGAGAGATGCAGCCGAATTGGGAGCACCGGCTGATGGAGCGGATCACCACGGTCATCGAACGGCCAGCCACGGAGAACTGACCCCGCTGTCAGTGCTACGCCCTACCGTCCCAACCACCACCCACCTGGAGGCACCGACCATGCCCGACATCGAGCAGCAGACCCCCGACGCCGAGCACTACGAGGAGTGCCCGCAGCACAACGACCCGGCCGCGCCGCACTGTCACTGCGAGGGCATCAACCAGGCCGACGAGAACTACTGGGCTGAGCCACCCAACATGAACGGCTAATCGACGCAGCCCAGACGCCCCGTCACCCCGCCAGACGACGGCCGGTGACGGGGCGTCGTCGCACCCGTCGGCTACTGGCCGGACTCGTCGGACCGGCCCACCACAGCGGCGAGACTGGACGCCGCGCCGGCCACCGCCCACAGGACGCCCAGGGCCCGCGTCCCGCCGTGGACGACACAGGCGTACGCCCTCGCCCTCTCGGGCGTGGTGACCACGGCCCCCGCCCCGGGCCCGTCCACGATCACACCGCTGCTGTCGAACTCGGCCACGAACTCCAGCACGGCCCGCTCCCCGCAGTCGCAGAGCGGACTGTCTGGCGCGTCCACGTCCACCAGGCGCACCCGGGCCCACGGCATCCCCTCGGTCGTCATGGGCGCAGCGTAGGGCGGCCGTCAGGAGCACGGCAGGGCGCACCGATGCGCCGTCAGCTCATGCCCTTCCGGACCCGCCACTCCCGCAGCACACCGCGGCGGCCCGCCTCGGGAACCGGACGGGCGCAACACGCGTTCTACACCGCACCATCACTGGGAGGGAATCGCATGCCGTACGCGGACGACCCGCAGCAGCTGGCGCGCCTGCTGCGCGACCTGGCCGACGCACTGGAGAAGAGCGGGGTGGACCCCTCGGGGAGCAGCAACGAGCGGCACCTGATGGACAGGGCCCGGGCTGCAGCGCGGGAGCTGGATCCGGGCGACGGGCCGAAGCGGTCCAGGCGAGTCGTGGGCTTCTGAGCTACGTGGGGGTGGCCCAGACGTCTGGGCCGCCGCCGCGCCACTCGATCAGCTCGGCGTGCGCGGCCACGTCCAGCTCATCCCAACCCTCCAGGCCGGCGCGCTCCAGGAACACCGCCAGGTCGTGCAGGCTGAAGGCGGTGCCGATGAACTGCCCGTCCACCGTCACGCGCCGGGCACCGGTCTCGGCCGGCGGGTAGACGACGACGCGAGCAACCATGCAGCCAGCTTCGCCCGACGGCTGGGCGGGCGCACGCTGGGCTACTCCGGAAGCCAGGCGATCTCACTCCAGGTCACCCAGGGACGACAGATTCCACTGGTGGTGGTGCTCCCTCGGCGTCCCCGTCTCGGTCTTCCAATGCACCCACTCCTCGATCGAATGGTTGCTGTAGCGCATCTGTCCGGTGAACACGCTCATACCCAGGGGGTTGGCCCGAGCAGCAAGCAGGTCCTCGGCGTACTCTGCCCTCTCCCTCATCAACGTCTGCCGCGCTCGAGGGAACTCCAAGACCAGTTGCTCAGGCGGCTGGATCCGGGCCCGCTCCACCTTCACCTCCTCGTCATCGACAGTCACCACGGCAACGACGTCCAGGGCGACGCTGGTCCCCCGGCATCTGAGCGCGTACTCGCCTGGTGCTATCCACTGCCCCTCCCACTGCAAGACGTGGCTTTCAGTGCTGCGCAGCTCTTGCCGGTGGGACAGGTCGTTGGCTGCCCTCGCGAATCCGTTCGCAGTCTCTGCGATGTCGTTTGCTTCGCGTGCCAAGTCATTGGACTCGCGGGCGATAGTGTTGGACTCGTCGCTCTTTGTATTCGCCTCGCGGGCGATCTTGTTCGCGTCATTGGCGAGCCTGTTGGCCTGCCCCGACTTAGACAGACCGACGAGGCTCGTCACGAAGGCCGCAACGCCCGCTATGCCGCCAACCCAGCCGGCAGCGTCTCCCAGCTCCACTCTCATGCCAAGCAGGGTATGAGGGGGTAACGACAGCAGGCCCCGCCCTGAGGCTTCGCCCGCTACAGGCCAGGCCCGTTCTCACACAGCTCGTTGGTGCACGCGGAGCTGACGACCACCACGGGGTCAGGTGCGTTGGTGGCATCGGCAATGGCCCAGCGCGGCACCTCGGTTCCGCGTCGGCATATCGGGCAAGGGCGAGGCTTGAGCGCCAGGGCTTCGGATCGGCGCCACTCCCTGTTCTCTGTCATGCCACGACAGTGGCATGGGTTCGGCGCCTTGTCAGAGACGCATTCCCCCGCCACAGGTCAAGGCTGTCCTGGCGCCTCCGGATCAGGATGACGCACGGCCTTCTTCACGGCCTGCTCGATCTCGAACCGGGATGCGTCCACGTCGTCCTGGGCGACGTGCTCGCTGACAGCCGCCTGGAACCGCTCGGCTGCATCCCTCCAGCGGATCCACTGCGCGTCGTACTCCTCGCCGGCCAGACCGGCCAGCGCCTGATGTTTCCGCTCAGCCGTCTGCTCCAGCTGAACGAGTTCTTCGAAGGTGTATGCCACGTGCAGGGATCCTAGGCCGGGCATGCGAACGCCCCCGCCTCGACCCGCGAGACGGGGGCGCCGGTGTGCGCGGCTACGGCCGCCACTCCTCGCGGTAGCCGGGCCGGTCCGCGTAGGGCAGGGCGAGCCGGCGCAGCGTCCATGCGGTCGTCACTGGCGGCGCCAGCACCTGGCCGCCGTTCTCATCTCGCACCCACCGCTGGCCGTCTGCCTACCAGGCCGGGCCCATCCACCGCATGCTGCACGACCCGCTGAACGTGTGGTCGAGGCGGCAGGCAGCCGGGCAGTCGACGTTCGACGCCTCCAGCAACTGCCGTTTGGCGTCGATCTCGCGCAGCACCCGCTCCGGGCGGTGCTCCATGATGTGGCGCTCGTCCGCCGCCATCTCGGGATCGAACGTCCCGATACGGGTGAAGACGTTACTCAGCTGGGCATCAGCCGCCCGTGCGATCCGCTCGTCCTCGTCGAGCTGGGCGCGCAGCCACTGCACGAGATCATCCACCGCTACTCCTCCGTTGCGCGCGGCCGGTTCGTCCCCGAACCCTTGTAGCCGCGAAGCAGGTCCTGCACCGTACTCGGCGACACGCCCAGACGCTTCGCGATACCGCGGACCGATTCGCCCTCGGCCTTCAGTCGGTTGGCCAGCTCAGTGCGCTCCGCGGTCCACCGGGCCGCCCGTTCCCTGGTCGCCGCCGTGATCTGGACTTGCGCGCGGGACCGCGCCTCCGGGTCGGCGATGCGTTCCACGGCGTCGAGAGCGTCGAACACTCGCTGCACCTCCTCGTCGTCTGCCACGCCCGCACCTTCCTTGATCCAGGCGGGCCCTCCCGCGGTCCGTATGGTGACCGCACAGGAATTGGTGTACGGTCACCATACAGGCTCGGGTGTGAGCCCGCGCTACTACACACAAAGCCCCCGGCCCGGCGCTGCAACGCCGTATGGGCCGGGGGCGGACCACCCACAACCGTGACGAAGGAGCGGTCCGCCATGGAGCGTACCGACCAGCCCACCCAGCAGCCCAGCCCGGCGCAGCCCCAGCCCAACCGCATCCTCAGCGAGCCCGCCACCGTCCAGGCATGCCAAGCCGACTACGCCTCCGCGGCCGACATCCGCCAGACCCTCGCCGCCCAAGAAGCGAGGCAGCACTGATGGGCTGGCTCTTCAACCGCGGCAGTGACCGCGACCTCGCCGCCACCCGGTACACCGGCCGCGAGTCCGCGACCGACCGCGCCGCCCGCAAGCGCCGCGAGTCCTACCACCGAAGGGGCGTCCAGCGCGCGGCTCGCCAGGGCCAGGCGTGGGAGGACCGCGACCGCGCCCAGGACCGCCGCGGCCGCTGGTACCGCCCCGCCCGCTGACCCCGAGACCGGCCGCCCCCGTAAATCCCCCCGGCGGGGGCGGCCACCCCCTTCGTCGTCACCCTGCACGCCAACGCCTGGCGCGTCCGCCGCCGGTGAACCGCTCCCGGAGGAGCATTGTGACCGCTGACCAGCTCACCAGATGGGCCGCCGCCGCCTCCTGGCCGGCCGCCCTGGCTGCTGGCCTGCTGCTGGCCGCCCTCACCGCCATCTGCTACCTGATCGTCCGCCGCGCCGGCGGCAGCGTGTTCACCGCCGGCCTCGGCGCCATCGTCTGCACCGTCTACTCCGGTGACACCTCCTGGCGGTTCGCCCGCGACCACCTCGGCATGCACGAAGTCGGCGAACGCATCGTCATGTTCGGTGCCGGTGAGGGAGCGCTGCTCGCATGCGCACTCATGGCCCGCGCGAACAAGAAGGCCACCGCGGTCGACGGTAGCGCCGGCACCCCGGGCGTACCCGGCGTGCTCGTGTGGTGCATCACCGGCGTGCAGCTGGTGCCCGCGTTCACCGAGTCGGGGTTCTGGGCCGGGTTCGTGCGCGGCGCGATCGGCCCGGTCATGGCCGCCCTGCTCTGGCACATCGCCATGGGCCTGGAGATCCGCGTCGGCCGCCCCGAGGCTCTGTCGACCGGGCTGCCCGCCCAGATCGGGCACGAGCTGCGCGAGCGGCTGCTGTCCTACCTCGGCCTGTCCGTCCGCGGCCGCACCGCCGAGCAGGTCACCCGTGACCGGGCCACCCACCGTGCCGTGCGGCTGGCCTCCCGCCGCTGGCTCGGCCCCTGGGGGAGGGCCGCACTCAAGGCATCCGTCGCCCGGGCGGCCGTCGGCACGGACGCCGAGCAGCGGCAGAAGCTCCTCCAGTTGCTCACCGCGCGCCGCAGCGCCGACCAGCTGCGCACCCTCGACGTCGCCGCCCCGTGGGTCGTCGAGCCCGCACCGCAGCCGCACCCGGCAACCCCGCTCGGCGTGGTCGGCGCGGAGCTGCGCCGCATGGACCCGGTCGACGCCGTCCGCCATGTCGCGGCTGCGCATCCCGACGCGAGCCCCGAGCGGCTGGCTGCGCTGTGCACCGAGTACGGCGTCCCGGTCACCGCCACACAGGTGCGCATCGCCCTGCACCCGAAGGCTGCGCAGCCGAGTGCGCAGCCGGTGTTCACCGTGCAGCCGCGCCCCGCACTCGCCCCGACTGCGCACCCGCATCCGCATCCGCAGCCGGATGCGGCGGGGGACTTCGAGACCGTGGCCGCATCCGCACTCGCGGTTGCGCAGCCGACGAGCGCATCCGATGACACCGCATCCGCGCATCCGCAGCCGGATGCAGTCGACGAGTGCGCAGCCGAGGATGCGCAGCCGTCCGAGGCCGATGCGCAGCCGGATGCGCTGATCCTCGACCTGGCCCCGATGCTCCCCCCGCAGTCGGAGGTCTGCGCACCCGATCCGGTTGCGCAGCCGTCCGCACCGCGGCGTGCCGCACGCCCGCGCCGCCGCAACAAGGTCCACGCCGCAACCAGCCGCGGAGTCGTGAACCTGCGCGTCACGGATGCGGATGCGCAACTCCTCCAGCAGGCCCACGAACTGAACGTTGAGTCGCTGCGCAGGGACGGCCGTAAGGCGCCCCTCCGGCTGCTGCAGAAGGCGTTGGGCATCGGGCAGCCCCGCGCGCAGCGCATCCAGGCCCAGCTCCCCGACACGCTCGCCGCGGCCACCGCAGCAGCGCGCGCGGGTGCGCAGCCGGATGCGGAGGGCGCGTGATGGCTGCGCCGCCCTGGCCCGACGGCCAAGAGCTGCGCATCCGCGCCTACCTCCGCCGCCTCCACGTCCGCCCCTTCGGCCACCAGGAGCCCACCGTGTCCGACGACGACCGCCGCCCCGTCACCCCGACCCGGGTCATCCCCGCCGGCGCCGAGCTGCCCGCCCGGCCGCCCGAGCCCGGCGAGATCCCGCCCTGGCGCAGGACCCCGCCGCCTCCACCGCCCCCGCCCGTCGTGCCGCCGCCGATCCCTGCCCAGCCCGGTCCGGACGCGCAACCGCTCGAAATCCGGCACGTCCACGAGATCACGCTGACCTGGGCGGATCCCGATCCGGAACCGCAGGAGCAGCCCGGACTCTGGGCCCGCGCCTGGGCGGCGGCAACCGGGCGGATCTCCGCTTGGAAGGCGGCCCTGGCCCTGGCCGCAGCCGTCACCCCCATCCCGTGGACCGGGTACAGCGCCGCCGTCACCTGGCACTACACCGTCACGGAAGCGCGCGCCCTGCACCAGGGCCTCGGCTACGCCCTCGCCTTCGGCACGTTCGGCCTCGCCGCCCACAAGCTCACGCGCGGGCGCGGCGGGACCGTCTCCCTGTTCCTGTGCGCCGTCACCTTCATCGGCCTGTTCGGCGCCATGTCCTGGTACGACCCGATCCAATGGCTCACCGGAGTGCACCGATGACCGGCCCCGGCCTCACCCTCGCGGGCACCGCCCTCGTCCTCGTCATCCTCTGGGCCAACCTGCGCCCCTGGTGGAAGGGCGACCGCAACCCCGCCAAGCTCAAGTCCTTCGGCACCGGTGCCCTGCTCGGAGCCCTGTCCACCATGTGCGGCGGCGGGCTCCTCGGCTACCTCGCAGGCTGCTCCACCCAGGCCGCCAACACCGGCGGCGGCAAAGCACTCGCTGGGACCACCGGCCAGCAGGCCGGCGCCGCCGTCACCCACGGCACCCTCGGCACCCTCACCCCCGAGGGCGCGGTCGTCGTCTTCCTGATCACCTGCGGCACGGTCTTCGCGTTCCGCGCCGCGGGCAAGGACGAGCGCAAGCGCATGGCCGGCGGCCTGTTCTGCGGCGTCTGCCTGTGCCTGACCGCCGGCGTGGCCAACACCCTGAACTGGCTGCCCGGCCTCATCAACGGCGCCGGTGCGCAGCTGGCCGCCGCGGTGCAGGGGGCGGGGCTGCTGTGAAGCAACTGATCCTCCGGGCCGTGGCCGCGCAAGGCTGGGTGTACGACGGCAGCATCATCGTGTGGCGGCGCCGCACCGACGCGCTCGCCGCGTGGGTGCGGCGCGGCCGCCGCCCGGACCTGCCCGGCTGGCGCGGCGCCCTCGGCCCGCTCGTCCGGCTCCTGCTCCTCGGCGTCCTGGTCTACGCGGCATGGGCCGTCGTCCGCGCGGTGCCGTGGCTGCTGTGGCTGTTCTCGGCGTGCTGGCTGCGCGCCGCCTGGAAGGCGGCGAAGACCGCCCCACCCGCGGCCGATGAGCCCGTCGAGGAGGCGCCGGCCGCGCCGGATGGGGAGGCCGTGCGGGCCCTGCTCCTGGACCTGATGGGCGAGGACTCGGCGGTGCACCTGCGCACCGTCCTCGCCCACCTCCAGCAGCACGGCCAGGCGGGCGGCTGGACGATCGCCGATCTGCGCACCCGTCTGGAGGCCCTGGGCATCCCCGTCCGGGACAAGGTGAAGGCCGGCCGCGGGGGCCCGACTCGGGGGGTCCACCGCGCCGATCTGGCCCCTTCCCCAGCCGTCGCCCCGGAGCCGTCTACCGAGGCGTCTACCGCCTCCTGACCTGCGGTTTCTACCGCCGTCTACCCCTGATCTACCCGGTCATCTACCGGCCGTCTACCAGCTCCGTCATGCCGGACCTGCCGGTCGTCCGGTAGGTCCCGTGCCACACTGAGCCCAGGCCCCGCCGTTGTCCCCCGTGACGGCGGGGCCCTCGCATGTCACGGTTCGGGCACACCGTCTTCACGTCAGCCTCACGAGCGCGCATCATGCGGCGGACAGCAATCAGCAAGGGGCGGGGTGGAATGGCCAGCTACAGCGACGTGCAGAAGGCCGTGCGAGTCGAGAAGTTCAGGCTCTGGATGGCATGGCTGGCCGGGAACATCATCATGGCGATCATCGCGAACGCCACGAAGCACATCGCCGTCGTCAGCGTCCTGACGCAGGTGCTGCTCGTCGTCGTGTTCCTGGCGCTGACTGCCACGCTGTTCCGGATGACGGGCGCGCTGAACCGGAAGGCCGACGCTGCGCGACGCGAGGTGCTCGGCGAGGACTACCCCGGCTGACCGCCGGCGTGCAGCGGCCCCGCTCCGGAGTGTCCGGGCGGGGCCGTCGTCATGCGGCGTCGAGGTACAGCGGCACCAGCTCGGCCGGCTCGCTCATGTGGTGGGCTCCTCGTTGGGTGGCGGGAAGTGTCGGTCGAGGATCTCCGCCCATCGGTCCGGTGGCACGAACCGGTCCAGGTCTTCGCCCTGCTGCCCGACCAGCTCCAGCAGCGCAGCCACGAACGGCGCTGCCGCCTCGTCCCCGTCCACGGTGGCGGCTGCTGCCTTCAACCGCTCGTGCGCCGCCGGGAACGCCGTCTTCATCCACGCGTCCCGCTCCTTGGCGCGACGGACGCCCTCCTCCAACATGATCTGCTCGACGGTGTACGCCGGGCACTCCTTGGTGTGCCAGGTGATGACGGTGCACAGCTCGCCCGTGTTGGGGTCCTCGACGGCCTTGATGACCCGGGCGTCCATGTTGTGGGGACCAGCCTGGCAGTCGGGGCAGATCTCCTCGCGGCTGTCGTGGTCGCTCATGCGCTCTGCTCCTCGCTGCCCGCCGGGCGCGAGTTGTTCGGCCACGTGACGATCCCCTGGTAGTGGCGCCCTTCGTGTCCTGCGGGCAGTTCGCAGCGCTCGGTGCCGAGGCTGTTCGGTGCGTCCCCCACGGCGTTGCAGCGTTCGGCATCGACTCGGTTGGCGATCTTTCGCGCCCACTCGCGGCTGTACGGGGTGTGCTCCGAGATGGTCGTGAGTGGGAGCCCGTCCCTGCGTGCGGCGGCGATGGCCTCGTCGAGGGCGCGGCGGGTCTTCTCGTGAGCGGCGGTGGCCCGGTCGAGCTTGCGGATGTGGGCGCTCGCGTCGGCGGGGCTGATGTTCGGCGTCATGCAGTGATGGTCTCACGGAGAGCCGCCAACTTTCTAGACGAAAGACTGCCAACTATGTTGCAGTTGGTGGCGCGCCATGCCATGCTGAATGCGTCAACAAAGTTGGCATTCGAATCGAGGGGGACCACGATGAACGCCGCAGCCACCACCCACACCCACTGCCTCCGCTGCGGCCGCACCCTCACCAGCCCCAAGTCCCAGGCCACCGGCTACGGCCCCACCTGCGCCCGCCACATCCGCCGCGCCGAGGCCACCGTCGGCCTCACCGACTACAAGCCCCACCAGATCGCCTCCGCCCGCGAACTCATCGAGGACGCCGCGATCATCCCCCTCCGCAGCACCGTCTTCATCGCCGTCTCCACCGACGGCACCGACACCTACAAGACCGCCCCCACCGGCTGCACCTGCCCCGCCGGCCTGAAGGGCTCCCGCTGCTACCACCAGCTCGCCGCGCGCCTCCTGCTCGCCGCCTGACCTACCCGCCCACGCACGACGCCGAGAACGGAGCCCTGATGAACCTCACCACCTTGGCCGCCGAAGTCACCCGCTTCAGCACCCTCGCCGGCCGCATGCTCAACGACGCCCTCAAGTACACGAGGGCCGTCCGGACCGGCCCCGCGCAGTACGAGATCGAGTGCAGCGCCTGCGGCCAGGGGCACCGCGACGGCCCCTTCATGTTCCAGCCGGACGCGACGGCCGCTGCCCGCGCGCACGCTGATCGCTGCCTCGCCTGACCCCACACACGCCAAGGGCCCCGGATCTGCCGCCCAGATCCGGGGCCCTCTCCCTGCGCGCACCGCCACTTATCACTACCAGCGATAAATCAACGCCGTATCATCACGATACATGAACAGTGAGCAGCCGCCAGCAGCCGAGCCCACACCCCCGCCCGGCCAAGCCCGCGACGGCCGCGGCAAGTTCATCACCACCATCGACCACGACCAGCGCGCCGCCGCAGCCGCCCGACTCCGCGCTGACAACCCGCGCATGACCTACCAGCAGATCGCGGACGCCGTCGGCTACAGCAACAAGGGCGACGCCTGGCGCGCTGTCCAGAGATGCCGGGAGTCCGTCCTGCAGAAGGCCGGCGCCGAACTCATCGCGAGCGAGGCGCAGCAGCTGGACGACCTGTTCGTGTCCGCGCTGGAGGTCCTGGAGCGGGACCACGTGGTGGTCTCCCACGGCAAGGTCGTCAAGGGCGATGACGGCAAGCCGCTCCTGGACGACGGGCCCAAGTTGGCCGCGATCCGGGAGATGCGGCAGATCCGCGAGTCCTACCGCAAGCTGTACGGCCTGGACCAGCCCACGCAGGTCGCCGTCTCGGGCGCGGTGCGGTACGAGGTGGTCGGCGTCGACCCTCAGGACCTGACATGAGCAAGCACGGGCCCTGCCAGAACTGCCCCCGCCAGGCCGCGGCGTGGCTGCACTTCCGCGACGGGACGAGCGTGCGCCTGTGCCCGGGCTGCCTTGACCAGTGGTTCGACGCGGCCGACGACCAGCCGCAGCTGGAGCCCCGCATCTGGGGCTGGCTCGCACCGCCCACCGCCCTGGCCGCCGCATGACCACCGCGCTCGACCAGGACGCCGTCATCCGCTACGAGCCCCGCGGCGCCGCCCGCGAGCTGTTCCGCACCCGGGACTCCGAAGTCGTCATGGCGGGCCCGGCCGGCACCGGCAAGAGCCTCGCCTGCCTGTTCCGCGTCCACCTCGCCGCGCTCCACAACCCGGGCATCCGCTGCCTGATCGTCCGCAAGACGGCCGTTTCCCTCGGCTCGACGACGCTGGTGACCTACGAGAAGAAGGTCGCCGCGGACGCCCTGGCGCGCGGCATCATCCGCTGGTTCGGCGGGTCCGCCCGTGAGGCGGCCTGCTACCGATACAGCAACGGCAGCGTGATCGTCGTCGGCGGCATGGACAAGCCGGAGAAGGTGCTGTCCGCCGAGTACGACCTGGTGTTCGTCGACGAGGCGACCGAGCTGACCGAGACGGACTGGGAGACCATCGGCACCCGCCTCCGCAACGGCGTGCTGTCGTGGCAGCAGCAGATCGCCGCGTGCAACCCGGGGCCGCCGTCGCACTGGCTGAAGCAGCGCGCGGATCGCGGGCAGATCCGGATGCTGCACTCGCGGCACCGGGACAACCCGGCCTACGTCAACACGGACGGCACGCTCACGGCCAAGGGCACGGACTACATGGCCAAGCTCGACGCCCTCACCGGGGTGCGACGGCTGCGGTACCGGGACGGGGTCTGGGCGGCGGCCGAGGGACAGATCTACGAGGCCTACGACGAGGCCGTGCACCTGGTGGACGAGGTCAACCCCACGGCCGCGTGGACGCGGTGGGGCGCGGTCGACTTCGGCTACACCAACCCGTTCGTCTACCAGGACTGGTGGGAGGACCCGGACGGCCGCCTGTACCTGCTGCACGAGATCTACTACACCCGGCGGCTCGTCGAGGACCACGCCGAGCGGATCCGCAGCCTGCTCTTCTACCCGTCCGGGCAGCCCCGCGGCCAGCTGCCGCGCGCGATCTACGCCGACCACGACGCCGAGGACCGGGCCACGCTGGAGCGGAAGCTCGGGCTGGCGACCAAGGCCGCAGCCAAGGGAGTGTCCGACGGCATCCAGGCGGTGCAGTCCCGGCTGAAGGTGCAGCCGGACGGGAAGCCCAGGCTGTTCATCCGACGGGGTGCGCTCATGGAGCGGGACCCGGAGCTGGAGGCTGCCTCGCTTCTGATGGGCGCGGCGCAGGAGATCACCGGCTATGTGTGGGCGGTCCGGCCGGGCAACAAGGGCGGGCTGAAGGAAGAGCCGCTGAAGGAGAACGACCACGCCATGGATGCGATGCGGTACATGGTCGCGGCGCGGGATCTGGTGGGCCGGCCGCGCGTGCGGTGGCTGTGAGGACAGGAGAATTTGCTGTGAAGTGGCCGAAGCTCGCCATGAAGCTGAAGAATTTGCGGTCTACCGCCCTGCTGACCGGAGGATTTGCGCTAATCTCGATTGGAGTCGGGATCAGGTTCGGTCTGTGGCTCGGCCTGCTCATGGCCGGGATCCTCGCCATCGCCTACGAGTGGCACCTGAACCGACCAGAGTGATGGCAGGGAGGGGCCCGTGGCGCGCAGCTTCATCGGCTCCCTCGCCAACGCCGCCACCAGCCTCCGCCCCCGCTCCGCCACCACCCCGATCCCGTTCACCAGCCGCGCCGCAAGCAGCGGCATCCTCGTCGCCCGCCGCGACGCCGAAGCCCAGATGCGCGCCATGGGCGCCGTCGGCACCCTCTTCGCCATCGTCGACCGCACCAGCAACGCCACCGCCCTGGTCGACTGGAAGCTCTACCGCAAGGCCAAATCCGGCAACCCCGAGGACCGCACCGAGGTCACCACCCACGCCGCCCTCGACCTGTGGAACCGGCCCAACACCTTCATGCCGCGGCAGGAGTTCGTCGAGACCTTCCAGCAGCACTTCGACCTCACCGGCGAAGCCTGGTGGGTCATCGCCCGCAACCCCGCGGCGAAGCTCCCGCTGGAGATGTGGCCCGTCCGCCCCGACCGGATGATGCCCGTCCCCGACCGCGACAAGTTCCTCAAGGGCTACGTCTACACCAGCCCCGACGGCGAGCAGATCCCCCTCGAACTGGACGAGGTCATCCAGCTGCGCCGGCCGAACCCGCTGGACCCGTACCGCGGCTACAGCCCAGTCCTGTCGATCCTCCCCGACCTGGACACGTCCCGGTACGCCGCGGAGTGGTCCCGGGCCTTCTTCCTCAACAGCGCTGCCCCGGGCGGCATCATCGAGGTCCCGCAGGCCCTGTCGGACCGCGAGTTCGACGAGCTGCGGGACCGGTGGAACGAACAGCACCGCGGCGTCGGCAACGCCCACCGTGTGGCCATCCTGGAGCACGGCAAGTGGGTCGACCGGACCATCTCCCAGCGGGACATGCAGTTCGTCGAGCTGCGGGGCGCCACCGCCGACCGGGTGCGTGAGGCCTACGGCATCTCCAAGACGGCCATCGGAGACTTCGAGGACATCAACCGGGCCACAGCCTTGGCAGCGAAGTCCTGGTTCGCCGAGCAGATGACGATTCCCCGCCTGGAGAGGATCAAGGCGGCGCTGAACTTCGAGCTGCTGCCCATGTTCGGGGCGACGGCCAAGGGCCTGGAGTTCGACTACTGCAGCCCGGTCCCGCCGGACGCGGAGACCGAGGCCGCCACGCTGACCGCGAAGGTGAACGCCGCGGTCGCACTGATCGAGGCCGGCGCGTACGGCCCTGCGGTGCTGGAGGCGCTGGGCCTGCCGGAGATCCAGTTCGGTGCCCCCGGCGCAGACCCAGACCGCGAGCTGCTGATCTCGATCCTGAAGGCGGCCCCGGCTGCGCTGGCGGACCGGATCCTGCCGATGCTCGGCTTCGACGTGCCGCCCGCCCCGGCACCTTCCGCCGGCGGCGACACACCGCTCGGGCAGGAGGAACCGACGGACGCCTGGCAGGAGGCCGTGGGCGCCCTGCTGGGCGACGACGAGATCGAGGCGGCGATGCGCTGGGAGGCCGTCGCCGTCATGGACGACGACACCTGCAAGCCGTGCATGGACAACGACGGCCACCTCTACCGGAATCGGGCCGACGCCTACAAGGACTATCCGGGCGGCCAGGGCTACGTGCACTGCGTGGGCGCGGAGTACGGCAACAAGTGCCGCTGCAAGGTCGTCAAGCGGAGGAAGACGAGGGACGACGAATGATCAACCTTCCCGCGAACCTTGCTGGCTTCGTCGCCCGTCAGCGCGAGCAGGCCGACAAGCAGCGCGCTCAGCTGGGGATCGAGGCCCGGTCCTGGTACCGCATCACCAACGCGGCCTCGGCGGACGAGGCCGAGGTGATGCTGTACGACGAGGTGGGCGGCTGGTTCGGCAGCACCGCCGACGAGTTCATCGGCGAGCTGAAGGGCATCACCGCGCCGCGGATGCGGGTCCGCGTGAACAGCCCCGGCGGGTCGGTATTCGAGGGCGTGGCCATCGCCAACGCGCTCCGTAGCCACCCGGCTGAGGTGACCGTGCAGGTCGACGGGCTCGCCGCGTCCATCGCGTCCGTCATCGCCATGGCCGGGGACCGGGTCGTCATCCAGCCCCAGGCCATGATGATGATCCACGACGCGTCCGGCGCCTGCTTCGGCAACGCCGCCGACATGCAGGAGATGGGCGACCTCCTCGACAAGATCTCGGGGAACATCGCCGACGCCTACGCGGCCCGGGCCGGTGGCACGCGCGACGAGTGGCGCAGCCGCATGCAGGCCGAGACCTGGTTCACCGCGGACGAGGCTGTTGAGGCCGGGCTCGCGGACGAGGTGGTGGCCGCACCGAAAAAAAGCGCGGAGCCGGACGCCGAGCCGGAGATGCACCGCCGGTACGACCTGGCGGCGTACGGCTACCAGGGGCCGCGGCAGAAGGCGCAGCCGTCGCTGACGTTCAACCTCGGCGAGGCCTTCGGCGAGCAGCTGCTCGCCGTGCTCCGCCAGGCGCAGCCCGGCACGCCGGTGAAGGCTGTGCTGCGGCAGTTCGACGAGGGCGATCGCGTCCGCGTCGTCGGAACCCCGCACGAGCCCGGCCACAACGAGGGCGTCATCGCCGTCGTCAACGGCAACGCCTACGGGATCATCTTCGACACCCCGGACGACGACACCGAGCCCGGCGAGCCCTACTTCTGGTACGTCGACAACGAACTGGAGTTCGTCGCCGAGGGCGCAGACGGCGGCGGCCAGGGCGACGGTTACGCCCAGCCTGCCGAACCCGCTCCCGAGCCGGAGCCGGAGGAAGAGGCCGAGCCGCTCCTGCCCGGCGTCTCCCACCCCATGGGCCGCCCCGTCCCCGCCGGGCACGCCGACGCCGAACCGGCCGCCGCCGGCCCCGCAGACGAGTGGACGGCCACGACCGCCCACCTCACACAGGACGACGCAGACGACTGGTCGGCGCTCGTCTCCACCCTGACCGAGACCACTACGGCGTCGTCCAGCGCGGCGACGGAAGCAGCCTGAAGGAGGCACCCGTGGCACCGACTCTGACCACGCCGCGCAACGGCACCGAGCTGGCGGAAATGCTCGACGACGCCGAGGCGCGCAAGCAGATCCTGGAGTCGAAGGACTCCCTGCAGAAGTTCATCGAGAACTACGCCAACAAGGCGCAGGGCGAGGGAACGGACCTGCAGCGGCAGGTCGACGAGGCCGTCCAGGCCGGCTTCGCGAACTTCCTCCGCGAGAACGGCGCCGAGGACATCAAGCGGCCCGACGTGCGCGCCGCCATGCCGGACCCGTACTCGTCGGTGGCGGCGAAGAACCTGCAGGCGCAGGGCCTGTACAACAAGAGCGCCGAGGGCGCGAAGGTCGACGGCCTGTTCAACTCCTCCGGCGAGTTCTTCAAGGCCATCGCGCGCCGCAACGCCGCCGACGCCTCCCCGGAGATGGTGGCGAAGCTGGCCCAGCTGAAGAACTTCAGCTCGGACATCCCCTCGGACGGCGGCTACCTGATCCCGGAGACGCTCCGCTCCGAGCTGCTCCGCGTCGCCCTGGAGTCCGCGGTGGTCCGGCCGCGCGCCCGCGTCATCCCCATGGAGACGCTGCGGGTGCCGTTCCCGGCGATCGACTCCACGAGCAACGCCAACAGCGTCTACGGCGGCATCGTCGGCTACTGGACCGAGGAGTCCGGGCAGCTGCAGGAGTCGCAGGCCCGGTTCGGCCGCGTGGTCCTGGAGGCCCGGAAGCTCACCGCGTTCGCGAAGGTCCCCAGCGAGCTGATGCAGGACAGCCTCATCAGCTTCTCGGCGCTCATCGACCAGATGTTCCCCGAGTCCCTCAGCTTCTTCGAGGACACCGCGTTCCTCACCGGCAACGGCGTCGGCCAGCCCCTCGGCGCCCTCAACGCCAACGCTGCCGTCTCCGTCACTCGTGCCGCGTCCGGCAACGACATCGAGTTCATCGACGTCATCACCATGTTCTCCCGCATGCTGCCGCAGTCCCTGTCCCGCGCGGTGTGGGTCGCTTCGATCGACACCTTCCCGTCGCTGGCCCAGCTCGCCCTGACCCGCGGCACGGACGGCATCGCTTCCCCGGCCATGTGGATGAGCAACGGGCAGGCCATCAGTTCCCCGCCGATGACCCTGCTCGGAAGGCCCGTCGTGTTCACCGAGAAGGTCCCGGCCTCGGGCAACGCGGGCGACCTCAGCCTGATCGACTTCGGCATGTACCTCATCGGTGACCGGCAGGCCATGCAGGCACGCCAGTCCGAGGAGCGCTACTTCGAGACCGACGAGATCGCCTTCCGCATCATCGAGCGCGTCGACGGCCGCCCCTGGCTGCAGTCCGCCATCACCCCCGCCAACGGCAGCTCCAACACGCTGTCGCCGTTCGTGAAGCTCTCCTGACCCGAGCGCACCCAGGAAGGAACACACGCCATGGCCATGGAAGCACTCGGGCGCCTCGTCGACGTCTGCATCGGCGCAGCCCCCGTCGACCTCGCCTCCGCTGCTGTCACCGGCAAGCGGGTCAAGCTCCGCGACGCGGGCGGCCTGACCATCGTCATCGTCAAGGGTGCCGGCACCGCCGGTGAGGACCCGACGTTCACGCTGAAGCAGCACACCGCCGGCAGCGGCGGCACGTCGGCGAACCTGCCGATCATCGACCACTACTACCTCAAGTCCGCCACGACGCTGGCGGGCACCGAGACGTGGACGAAGGTCACGCAGAATCCGGCGGCCACCATCGCCGACCCGGGCGCGGCCGGCACGTCTGCGGAGTCGCAGCAGATCATCGCGATCGAGGTGGACGCGGCGCAGCTGTCCGACGGCTACACGCACGTCTCCCTCGATGCCGCGGACGTCGGGACCGGTGCGCAGCTCGGGGCGATTCTCTACCTGCGCCGGGACCTGAAGGTGGAGCGCACACCGGTCGCTCTGGCGGCCTCGCTGTGAGTCTCTGGGTCTGCCTGGACTGTACGGCGGCCTTCGCGGTGGGGGTGTCCCGGTGCCCCCACTGCGGGTCGGAGCGTCACGCCGATCAGAACTCAGCGATGGCGCTCGGCCTCCAGGCGAGCGGTGTCGTGAAGGAGGACAGCATGCCGAAGATCACCCGCCACGGCGGGCCGTCCGTCGCCGGTGCACCGGTGGCGCCTGAGGTGGAAGGCGGTGAGGACGTATCAGCTGGCGAGGACTCCTCGAACTCGTCCGGGACTGCCGAGCCGAAATCGGCTTCTGGAAGCAGGTCGAAGACACCCAGCCCGTCGCCTGCCCGCAAGACGGCGAGCCGCTCCTCGCGGGCCCGGACGGACAGCTCTACTGCCCGTTCGACGGCTGGCGGCCAGGAGGCCGGTACGTCGGCGACCGCTGACGAGTAACACCACCCCGCACCGAGATCCAGGAAGGAGGAGAGGGCCGTGGGCAGTCCGCTGGACACCAACACGTCACCGGACGGCATCTGGTACGCCACCCGCGAGGACGTGAAGACCGCGCTGGACGTGAAGGGCACCGCCCGGAACAACACCCAGATCGCCCGCGCCCTCGAAGACGCCTCCCGCGACGTCGAGGAGCTGTGTCACCGGCGCTTCTACCCGGTGCAGGCGACCCGCTACTTCGACTGGCCGGCGCGCCCGGCGACCGGGTACACGCCGTGGATCCTCCGCCTGGACGACTCCGAGCTGATCGCCGTGACGACGCTCATCTCCGGCGGGCGGACGATCCCGGACGGGGACTACAACCTGGAGCCCAACCGGTCCGGGCCCCCGTACTCCCGGGTCGAGATCAACCTGTCCACGAACGCGGCCTACGGCGGCGGTCCCACCTACCAGCGCGACGTCCAGGTCACCGGCCTGTGGGGCTACCGCAACACCGAGGCCACCGTCGGGGCGCTCGCCGCGCCGCTCGACGACGTGCAGACCACGGCCGACGTCACCGGCCCCACCTCGGCCGCGGTCGGTGTTGGCGCGATCCTCCGCGTGGAGGACGAGCGGATGCTCGTCACCGAGCGGGCCCAGCTCGACACCGGCCAGAGGGTGAGCGGAGCCGGGCTGACCGCGCAGGCCAACAGCGTCGCCCTGGCGGTCGCGGACGGCACCGCCTTCGCGGCCGGCGAGGTCATCCTGGTCGACGCCGAGCGGATGCGGATCGACGACATCGCCGGGGACACGCTGATCGTCAAGCGGGGCCTGGACGGCACCGTCCTGGCCGCCCACATGGAGGGCGCTGCCATCTACGCGCCGCGCCGTCTCACCGTCGTCCGGGGCGCGCTGGGCACCACGGCGGCCGCGCACACCAGCAGCACGGCCGTGTACCAGTGGCTCCCGCCCGGCCCCGTGCGGCAGCTCGTCATCGCCGAGGCCATCAACTCCCTCACCTCCGAGGCGGCCGGATACTCCCGCGGGCTGCGCTCGGGCGAGGGCGGCTCGGCCGAACGGAACCGGGACCTGAATGCGCTGGAGAAGCGACGCCAGCAGACGTACGAGGCCTGCGGCCGAAAGGCCCGGGTGAGGTCGGTATGAGCATCGACATCGACATGAGCGGCCCACTGTTCGACGGGCGCGCCGAGAGGGCCATGCAGGACGCCTGCGACCAGGCCCGCGACCACATCGCCTCGTACGCGGAAGAGCGCGTACTGATGGGCACGTCGGCGAACTTCAAGACGCGCACCCCCTACTACGAGACCCGCGTCGACACCACCCGGATCAGCAGCGAGGTGTCCCTCGTCCACGACCACGGCGTCGTCTACGGGCCCTGGCTGGAGGGCGTCGGCTCGCGGAACTTCCCGGTCACCCGGTTCCGCGGCTACCACTTCTGGCGCGTCGCCAAGCAGGCCACGGCCGCGCGCGGCCCGCAGATCGCCGACGCGGCTGTGCAACGCCACCTGCCCGAGATGGGGGGCTGACCGATGGCCCTGGACATCCTCGGCATCACCGACGCAGTCGTCTCGCACGCCATGTCGAGCGGTCGCTTCGAGCAGGTGAACGGGCACGAGCCCAAGTCGCCGCCGGCCACCGGCGGGCTGACGGCGGCGGTGTGGTCAGACCGCGTCGTCCCGGTGCGGTCGTCCGGCCTGGACTCGCTGTCGGCGCTGCTGGTCTTCAACGTACGGATCTACACGTCCGCGGTGCAGGAGCCGGCCGACGCGATCGACCCAGCCATGCTCGCCGCGGTGGACGACCTGTGTGCCGCGTACACGGGTGACTTCACTCTCGGCGGCCTGGTCCGTCACGTCGACCTGCAGGGCGCCTACGGCCAGCCGCTGGACGTCCGCGCGGGCTACCTGCAGCAGGACGGGGTCCTGTACCGCGTGATGACCATCGCGCTACCGGTCGTCGTCAACGATCTTTGGGAAGAGGTGGCATAGGTGGCCAAGCAGTCCGGCCTCGGCGATGCCCTGTACATCGCGGGCACCAACCTGTCCGGCGACATCACCGCCCTCGGGAACGTCGGCGGCGGCCCGGCCGCCCTGACCAACACCGGCATCGACAAGGCGGCCGTCGAGCGGATCGGCGGCACGCGTGACGGCCGGCTGGAGGCCACGTCGTGGTGGAACCCGACCGGCTCCCATCCGGTGCTCTCCACGCTGCCCACGACGGACGTGCAGGCCATGTACTGCCGGGGCACCGCGCTGGGCAGCCCGGCCGCGGCGATCGTCGGCAAGCAGGTCAACTACGACGGCACGCGCGGCGAGGACGGCAGCTTCACCTTCGCCTTCTCCTCGCAGGCCAACGGCTACGGCCTCGAGTGGGGCTACCTCCTCACCGCCGGCCAGCGCACCGACACCGCGGCCACCACCGGCGCTGGCGTGGACTTCGGGGTCGGCTCGCCGCCGCTGTTCAACGGGCAGGCCCTGTACGGGGCGCAGGCCTACCTGCAGGTCTTCAGCTTCACCGGCACCGACATCACGATCAAGGTGCAGGACAGCGCGGACGGCACCGCCTTCACTGACGTGCCCGGCCTGGCCTTCACGGCAGTCACGACCGGGCCCACGGTGCAGCGCATCGCCACCGCCCCCACCCAGACCGTGCGCCGCTACCTCCGCGCCGTCACCTCCACCACCGGCGGATTCACCACGTGCACCTTCGCCGTGGCCGCCGTCCGCAACGACGTGGCCACCGCCTTCTGAGGAGCCGACCCGTGCAGACCGTGAACCGCTTCGAGCCGAACCTGCCGGTCGGCGCCTACCAGACCTACGCCATCCGCAGCCCCAAGGACACCACCGTCGTCGCCGCCTGCGAGCAGGCCGGCTGCCCGGCGTGGGCCCACGGCTGGGAGTCCGTCATCGACGAGACCACCAACCTCGGCCAGCAGCAGGCCACGTACATCCGGCACCAGTCCGGCCGGACCTTCCGCGAACTGAAGCGCGCCGACGGCATGACCGTCTTCCGCTTCGAAGCCCACCAGCGGTGCTTCGCCGAGCACCGCACCCGCCCCGAGATCTACCTCGTCCGCGATGGCGACTGGCGAGGCAACCCCACCGGCAGGACCCGGCAGCACGCCCGGGCCGCCGACTGGGTCGAGGACTTCGGCGAGCACCAGCAGCGCATTGCCGACCAGCAGAAGAAGGGATGACCCCTCATGGCCAAGCAGAGCGGTCTCGGATGGACGACCCTGTCGGTCGACGACGCGGCCGGCACGGTGCGCGACATCCGTAACGACATCACGAACCTCCAGTTCGCCACCCCCAGGGCGGTGCAGGAGGTCACCGGCATCGACAAGTCCGCGATCGAGCGGCTCCTGCTCCTGGCGGACTTCTCGATCACGCTGAACATCGTGTTCAACCCGGCGGCGAACATGTCGCACGACGTCTTCAAGACCGTCCCCAGCACCTCCGTGCCGCGCACCACGAGCATCGGCGTCGGCGGCAAGTCCCTCACCAACGAGGTCCTCTACACCGACTACCCGCTGCAGCGGTCCGACAGCGGTGAACTCACCGCGTCCGTCCCCGGCTCGCTGGCCGACGGCACCGTCCCGACCTGGGCCTGAGAGGCAGACACATGGGCTACCGCAAGACCATCCGCCGCATCGAGGTCTCCCTCAGGGGCCACAGGGTGTACGGCCAGGAGGCGGAGTACCCCGTCGCCTACGCGCGTGGCAAGAACCTCGATGAGTACCTGCGCCTGCAGGGCTTCACCGACCCGGACGAGGGCGACGAGCGCTCTCTGATCGTCCGCCAGCTGGAGGAGTTCGCCGACTCCCTCGTCTCCTGGAACCTGGAGCGCGAGGACGGCAGCCCCATCCCCTGCAATCGGCAGGCGCTGTTCACCGAGGTCGACAACGACCTCGCGCTCGCGCTGGCCACCGAGTGGATCGAACGCCTCGGGGGGAAGGTGGACGACCCTTTGCCGCAGAGCTCGCCCGCTGGCGAGCCGTCCCCGGCGGCATCGATTCCGATGGAACCCCTGTCGGACCACCCGCTGCCTTCCAGCGTGCCCGCCTGATCCTCGGCCTCTGCGAGCGGTTCCACTGCCTGCCCAGTGCCCTGCTCGCAGAGGACTCCGAGCTGCTGCAACTGATCGAAATCGAACGCCTGGGAACGCCGGAGGGAGGTGACGACGGCGATGGGTAACGACATCGAAATCCGCGTCAAGGTCGCCAACAACACCGCCACTGGTCTCGCCGCCGTCACCCGCTCTCTCCAGCGACTCCGCCAGGACGCCCGCGACGCCAGCAGCGGCCTGGACGGACTCGCCGCCCGCGCCACCGTCGCCTCCCTCGCCCTGCGCGAGCTGAAGGACTCGGCGCAGGACGCCTCCCGCGCACTCCGCTCGCTGAACACCGCGGCCCGCAACGCCGACGGCCGCATGGACACCATGTCGCAGCGCACCCGCACCCTGCGCAGCGACACCGACGACCTCGACAACAGCATGCGCCGCCTCACCGGCACCATGGGCGGCCTGCGCGGCAGCACCGGCAACCTGCGCGGCTCCCTCAACGACGGCGGCAACGCCATGGAGAAGCTCAAGCAGGCCGCTCTCCTGCTGTCTCCGGCGCTGGTCCCGATCGCCGCCGCCACCGTCCCGATCATCGCGAACACGGGCGCGGCCGCGGTGGCTGTGGGCGCGTTCGGGCTTGCCGTGGCAGGCCAGATCGGCGCGATGCGCGATGCCGCCACCGCACAGGGCAAGTACAACACCGCGGTGGCCAAGCACGGCGCGGCCTCGAAGGAAGCCGCGCAGGCCGAGACCCAGTACCTGGAACAGGTCGCGAGCATGGACCCGGCCACCCGGCGGGCGGCCGCAGCCCTGTCGGTGCTGCAGGACCAGTACAAGGGCTGGTCCAAGAGCCTGGCCGGAGACACCATGCCGGTCGTCACCAAGGGCCTGGCGACGTTCGGGGCGATCCTGCCCCGGCTGACGCCGATGGTGAAGAGCGCCTCGACACAGCTCGACCGGTTCATGAACATCCTCGGCGGCAGCGTCAACTCTGGCGGCTTCGCCAAGTTCATGGACTCCTTCGCGAAGTTCTCCGCCGGCGCCCTGCAGAAAGCCAACGACGGGCTCGTGCACCTCATGCGGACCATGTCCGAGGGATCCGGTGCCGGCGCCTCGAAGCTGTCCGAGTTCATGGCCTACGCACAGCGGGTCGGCCCGCAGGTCGGCCAGACCCTGACGCACCTCGGGGACGCCCTGGTGCACCTGGTTGTCGCAGCCTCGGACACCGGTGTGTCCATGCTCACCGTCGTCAACGCCCTGGCCAGGCTGGTGAGCGCTGTCCCCACCGGGGCCCTGTCCAATCTGCTGCAGTTCGCGGTCGCATTGAAGGCGGTCAAGCTGGCGGCTGCCGGCCTGGGCGCGCTCGGCGGCCTGTCGGGGGTGGCCACAGCGATCGGCGCGATGCGCACGGCGGCCGCGGGCGCCTCGGGCCCGCTGGCGTCCCTGTCGGCGGCATTCGGGGCGCTGTCGCGGTCGGCGAAGATCGCGGCGATCAGCACGGGGATCGGCCTGCTCGTGATTGCCCTGACCCGACTGTCACAGATCGGGAAGACTGCGCCGCCGGACGTCGACCGGATGACGACGGCCCTGGGCAACCTCGCCAGCACCGGCAAGGTCACCGGCGAGGCCCTGAGAGTGTTCGGTTCGGACCTCGGCGGCCTGGCCGACAGCCTGCGCACCCTGGCCCGGCCGTCCGGCCTGGACAAGACCCAGCAGTTCCTCACCTCCCTGATCGGCATGGACTCCACGCCGGTCAAGGAGGCCAAGGAGAACCTCGACTCGGTCGACAAGGCCCTGGCCAACATGGTCAAGGGCGGCAAGGCCGACCTGGCGAAGGTCGCGTTCGAGGACATCGCGAAGGCGATGGAGAAGCAGGGCCTCTCCTCGAAGGAGCTGCGGTCCAAGCTCGACGACTACAAGAGCGCCTTGGCGGACCAGGCCCTGGAGGCCAAGCTCACCGCCCAGTCGATGGGCCTGTTCGGGCAGGCAGCGCAGGACACCCAGGCCAAGCTCGACGAGCAGAAGGCCAGCGCGGACGGCCTCCGCCAGAGCCTGCAAGCGCTGAACGACGTCAACCGCCAGGGCCTGGGCGGAATGATCGGCTTCGAAGCCGCGATCGACGCAGCAGCCAAGGCCGCGAAGGACAACGCGGGCGCCCTCACCATGAACCACGGGGTGCTCGACCTCAACTCGGAGAAGGCCCGCAACGCCGCGGGCGCGTTGCAAGACCTCGCCGACAAGACCGACCAGGCCGCGGCGTCCGCCCGCGAATCGGGCTCGTCGTGGGAGACGGTCAACGGGATCTACGACCGCGGCCGGTCCGCGTTGATCCAGAACGCGCAGGCCATGGGCCTGAACAGGGAGCAGGCCACCGCGCTCGCCGACCAGATCCTGAAGATCCCGGACAAGACCGCCCGGGTGAAGATGGAGAAGGAGGATGCCCAGCGGGACCTGGACGCGTTCATCGCCGCGGTGAGGAAGGCGCCGGGCTCCAAGAGCGTCACCCTGAAGACGCTGTCCTCGTCGGCCGAGAAGATCCTCGAACAGTTCGGGTTCAAGGTCACGCACCTGAAGAACGGCAGCGTAACCGTGTCGGCGAAGACCGGGGGCGCGCTGTCCAACATCGGCGCAGTGCAGAAGGCCCGGGACCGGCTGTCCGGGAAGAACATCACGATCACCGCCACGTACAGGACCGTCTTCGAGACGATCGGGTCCGCGCCGAGCCAGACCGCGAACGCGCTGCGGCAGCAGGCCGAACGGTTCGGCCGGGCCCACGGCGGCCTGGTCCGCGGGTACGCGGCCGGCGGCCACGTCCAGCGCTTCGACGGCGGCGGCTACATCCAGGGCCCCGGCACGCCCACGAGCGACTCCATCCTGGCCACGTTCGCCTCGGGAGCGATGGCCCGGGTGTCGGACTCGGAGTACGTGGTGCAGGCCTCCGCGGTCCGGAAGTATGGGGTGCGACTGCTGGACGCGTTGAACGCCGGCAGGCTGAAGCTGGCCGGGTTCGCCAAGGGCGGTTCGACGAAGGGCAAGGGCGGTCTGACCCAGGCGCAAAAGGATGCCCGCGGTCAGCTCAGCAGCAGCTTCAACCTCTCGACCTTCTCTCGCATGGCGGGATACGAGCAGGCCAGCTTCCAGCGCGACCTGGCCACACCATCGAGCCTCGACTCACTGATCGCGTCACTGAACGATGTCGCGTCCAAGATCAAGGCCGCGTTCAGCGGCAAGACCGAGACCAAACTGCTGAAACAGCTGAGCTCGGCCGGCAAGGCGCTGATCGGCTACGAGAAGCAGCTGACCAAGGTCAACGCCTCGCTGGCCACGGCGAAGAGCAAGCTGGACGACCTGAAGGGCGCCTCCTCGCAGCTGGCGAACTCCGTGAAGTCGAACGTCCTCAGCTCGGCGAACATCACCAAGGCCGCCTCCGGCGACGCCCCGGTCACCGTGAAGAGCATCATGGCCGGCCTCACCCAGTCCCGGGACAAGGCCAGCAGCTTCGCGTCCGCACTGAAGCAGCTACAGAAGAAGGGTCTGTCGCCGGAGCTGATCCAGCAGATCGCCGAGGCCGGGATCGACGGCGGCGGCCTGGAGACCGCCGGCGCGCTGCTGAGCGCGTCATCGTCGGAGATCAAGGCCATCAACAAGACCCAGGGCCAGATCGACAGCGCGGCGGCAGCGGCCGGGAAGACCACCGCCGGCGCCGTCTACGACAAGCAGATCAAGGCACAAGAGGAGCAAGTAAAGAAGCTCACGGCCAGCCAGGCCAGCCTGCAAAAGAGCATGGACAAGCTCGCCTCCAACCTGCAGAAACTCCTGCAGAAGGCGCTGAAGGGCAAGGCCGCGGGCGGCATCGTGGGCGCGGCCGCGTCAGGCGGTGTCCGCGGCGGGCTGACGTGGGTCGGCGAGCACGAGCCGGAGCTGCTCGAGCTGCCCGTCGGGTCGCGGGTGTGGTCGGGCCCGGACTCGCGGCGCAAGGCGATGGCGCCGTGGGCGTCGATGCTGACCACCCCGCAGCGGCGTACCGCCACACCGGCTGCCGTCACGCAGGCCGCTGCCCCAGCCGACAGCCGGCCGATCGTGCTGCACGTCTCCTTCGGCACCCGGGAGTTCGGGCAGATCTGGGTGGACGTCGGCCGGAAGGAAGTCCAGACCCGCGGCGGCCTGAAAGCCACGCTTGGGGGGAACCCGTGACCTTTCCGCAGACACCGCTGCCGCTGCAGGTGGACATCTCCCTCGACGGTTCCACCTGGACCGAGATCACCCCGGACGTCCTCGGTGAGCAGCAGATCCGCATCACCCGCGGGCGCACGGACTGGGGCCAGCACGTCGACTACGGCCGCTGCCAGCTGACGCTGAAGAACCCGGACGGCCGCTACTCGCCCCGCAATCCGCTGTCCCCGTACTACGGGAAGATCGGCCGCAACACGCCACTACGCGTGTCGGTGAAGACCGGGTCGGTCGCCCTCGACCTGCCCGGCAACCCGGGCGACTACGCCTCCACTCCGGACACCGCCGCCCTGGACATCACCGGCGACATCGACATCCGCGTCGACGCCACCCTGCTCAACTGGGTGCAGCCGGACTACCCCTCGGCCGGGCAGACCGTCTTCCCCCGTACCGAGCTGATCGCCAAGAGGGCGGCCGGACAGGTCTCATGGGCGCTGTACACCACCGGCGGCCGCCCCTACCTCGAATGGTCCCCGGACGGCACCAACACCCGGTGGGCCTGGTCGGACGTCGACCTGCCCCTGACCACGTCCGGACGCATCGCAGTGCGCGCCACCCTCGACGTCGACAACGGGGCAGGAGGCTGCTTCGTCGCCTTCTACTACGCCGACACCATCGCCGGGCCCTGGACGCTCCTCGACTCCGGGGCCCTGTCCAACACCACGTCGATCTACAGCGGCACCGCCCCGCTGAAGATCGGCGACGCCACCGAGCTGACCGTGTGGAAGCCCGCGCTCGGCCGCGTTCACGCAGCGCAGGTCTACAGCGGCATCAACGGCACCCTCGTCGCCTCGCCGGACTTCACCGCACAGCCCTCCGGGACCGCCAGCTTCACCGACTCCGCCGGGCGTGTCTGGTCGCTGGCCGGAGACGCGCAGATCAGCAACCGCAAGGTGCGGTTCGTCGGGGAGATCGCCTCCTGGACCCCGCGCTGGGAGACCGGCGGCACCAACGTGGTCACCGAGATCGAAGCGGCCGGCGTGCTGCGGCGCCTCGGCACAGGCGCGTCCGTCCCCGCCAAGAGCCCCGTCTACCGGGAGTTCACGAGCCCCGGCCGGATGGCCACCGGCATCGTCGCCTACTGGCCCATGGAAGACGGCGCCACCGCCACCCGCCTGGCGTCCGGCTACGCGGGGCACCCGGCCGGGCAGATCAGCGGGGCTGTCACGCCCGCGGCCTACTCGGCGTGGCCGGCGTCGGCGCCGCTGCCGACACTCACCAGTGGCTCGATCAAGGTGAGCGTCCCGCCGTACCCGGCAAACCAGCTCAACTACAACAGCATCGGCTTCTTCTGCATGGTCCCGGCCGCCGGGGTGGGCGCCAAGCAGCGGCTCGTCAGCTTCTCCGCAGGTGGCTCGGCGAGCCTGTGGTCGATCTACGTGGACACCTCCGGGCTGCTGTCGATGAAGGTCTGGGACACCGACGGCAACATTCTGCAGGACACCGGCACCATGCTGACCAGCATCAACGGGCGGCAGGTGTACATCATCCTCAGCTACAACGCCTCCATCCCCGACGTCTTCTGGACCCTGACCATCGTCGACATCACCCAAAGCATGTCGACGGCCGTCCCCAACAACTCATCCGTCATGGAGAACGTCCAGGGCTCCTTCACCAGCGCGACGGTTCGGCAGATCACGCAGGTCCGGTTCGGTGAGGACGGGCTGATGAACGGCACCGCGATCGGGCACCTGGCGATCGGCAGCTCCGCGAACGCCTTCGCCGCATCCGCCGGGGCCCTGGTCGCATGGAACGCGGAGGAGGCCTCAAGCCGAGCATCCCGTCTCGGCCTGGAGGAGGGCATCCACAGCTACGCCACCAGCGGCGGCGACGAGCAGTGCGGCACCCAGCCCTCCGGCACCGTCCTGGCCATCATGCAGTCGGCCGAGGACGTCGACGAGGGGATCCTCGCCGAGCAGCGCCGCGTCCTCGGGCTGCGCTACGTCACCCGCGCAAGCATGTACAACCAGCCGCCGGCGCTCGTGCTGGACTACACCGGCAATGACGGCCTGGTCATGCCCCTGGAGCCGGTCGAGGACGACCAGAGCAGCACCAACGACATCACCGTGAGCCGCACCGACGGGGCGTCCGCCCGCCTGACGCAGGACACCGGCCCGCTGTCGACGCTGCCGCCGCCGGCTGGGATCGGCTCCTACGACAGCTCCTACACGCTGAACCTGCTGGACGACTCCCGGCCTCTGCAGCACGCCGGGTGGCGCCTGCACATCGGCACGTGGGACGAGCTGCGGTTCCCCGTCGTCACGGTCAACCTGGCCAAAGCGCCCGGGAAGATCGAGCAGGCGTCGGCGGTCGATGTGGGCTCCCGCCTGCAGATCCTGAATCCGCCGGGCTGGCTGCCACCGGACACGATCGACCTGCAGGTGCAGGGCTACACCGAGGTGCTCGATCAGTTCACGTGGACGATCAGCTTCAACTGCGCACCCGCAGGACCGTTCGATGTGGCGTGGACAGGCTCGGCGACGACCGCGTCCAAGGCGCGTGAGTTCCAGTGGGCCGACACGACGGGCAGCCAGCTCGCCGCCGCGCTCACCGCGACGGACACCACCGCAACCGTGCTCACCACGGCCAGCCCGATCTGGACGCCGAACGTCGCGGACACTCCGTTCGACTGGCGGGTGGGCGGCGAGGTCATGACCGTCACCGCCCCCGGCAACCTCCAGGTCGGCAATCCCTTCTTCGACACCAGCGTCATCGGCTGGTCCGGCGCCAGCGCCACTGTCGCGCACTCCACCGCGGTGGTGCACCCGCACCCGCGTGCGAAGGGCTCGATGCTCGTCACGCCCGCTGGCGGGGTCAGCGCGGTCAGCGGCCGCTCCGACCTCACCGCAGTGGGCAGCATCGTCCCGGGCCAGCAGTACAAGGTGAGCGGCTGGTTCTACAGCCCCAAGGGGTGGTCGGCGCTGTCCCCGAGCGCCCAGTGGACCGACGCCAGCGGCGCCGTGATCTCCTCCACGGTGTCCAGCCAGGCGGTACCTGCCGGGCAGTGGACGTACCTGGAGAGCCTGGTGACGGCCCCGTCCGGCGCGAGCCGGGTGCGGGTGGCCGCGCGGGCCGACGGCACGCCGAGCGCGTCGGACATCTACTACGCGTGGGCCGTGCGGATCACCCGGGTCAAGTCCAGCGCCCTCTACGACACCTTCAGCCGCACCGCATCCAGCAGCTGGGGCCTCGCCGACTCCGGCCAGAGCTGGACCCAGTCGGGCGGCTCCGCCACCGACTACAACGTCACCAGCGGCTACGGCAGCCAAGTGCACAGCACCATCGGTGTGCGCCGCATCTGCACCACCCCCGCACCCGGTGCTGACCTCGACCTCTACGCGGACATCACGACCAGCGCCACCGCCACCGGCGGCAGCCTGTACGCCGCCGTGGCCGCCCGCTACACCGACGTCAACAACCAGTACTTCGCCCGGATCGAGTTCACCACCAGCAATGCGATCAGCCTGACGATCCGAGAACGAGTGGCCGGCACCGAGACACAGCTGGCCGCGTACACCGTGCCCTTCGCCCATGTCCCGGGCACGTTCGTGCGCGTGCGGTTCCAGTGCATCGGCTCCACGCTGTCCGCGAAGATCTGGCAGCCGACCAGCATCGAGCCCAGCGTGTGGCACCTGCAGGTCACAGACACCACATTCACCCAGGCCGGGTCGCTCGCCTTGTGGTCCACGACAGCCGCAGGCACCACGACCGTCAACGCCGAGGCCCGCTTCAAGAACTACGACCTGATCAATCCGCAGGTCTACTGCGTGACCCGGTCGCAGAACCGGGTCGTCAAAGCCCAGCCCGCTGGCGCCGACGTGCGCCTGGCCACCCCGTCGACCGTCGCCCTGTAGGAGGCACGCATGCCCACGTACCCCCAGATCGCAGCGGGGCAGCGCACCACCGCTGACCTGCTGACCAGCATGCTGCCGGTCAGCGTGTGGAAGACGGGCACGACCAGCCGTTCGTCGACCACGACGCTCGCCGACGACCCGGACCTGACGGTTCCGTTGGAGGCCAACGCGGTCTATCGGGCCGTCTTCTACCTGCACTACGCCGCGACGAACGCGGGCCGATTCCAGACTCGGTGGACGGTTCCACCCGGGGCGGCGGGCAACAGGTCTGCGCTCGGCCCCGACCAGGGCGCCGTCCTGTCGCCCTCGTCCGGCGGCCAGGGGCGCTTCGGTGTCCACGCCTTTTCCACGGCCTGCACCTACGGCACCCGCGACAGCACCGTCAACCAATGCATCGCGATCGAGGAGGGCGTGGTTTTCACAACCACTGCAGGGACCCTCGCCATCCAGTGGGCGCAGCAGATCGCGGACGCCAGCCAGACGAACCTCGCCGCCGGTTCGTCGCTTCACCTGCAGAGACTCGCTTAGGAGGCCCTCGTGGCTGACATGCCCTACCCGTACTACCGGCTCCAGGCCGACGGCTTCAACGAGACGGGGTTCGTGATGCAGTTCCAGCTCGACGCGGCCGCTGGCGGGCCCCTGGAAGGGATGAGCGTGCAGGGCGTCCTCGACCACTTCAAGCAGTACTTCTCCGACGGTGGGGCCGTGACGGTGCGCCTGTCTCGCTCCAACGTGACCACGACCGACAACCTCTGAGGTCCCCCAATGACGACTTGCCGCGGCATCGACGTATCCGCCTACCAGGGCACCCAGGACTGGAACGCCTGGAAGAAGCAGGGCGTGGTCTTCGCCTTCGCCAAGGCCTCCGAGGGACAGCGCAGCAGGGACGGCCGGTTCGCGGGGCACATCACCGGCATCCGGGCGGCCGGGTTGCTGGCCGGTGCGTACCACTTCGCCTGGCCCAACCAGGACGCCAGCGTGGAGGCCGCCAACTACATCGGCGCCGTCCGCCCCTACGCCGGGCGGGGCTTCACGCACTGGCTGGACCTCGAGCGCTACTCGGACGGCAGGAACTACAAGGGCCGCACGGCCGCGCAGATCCGCGCCTGGGTCACCGCGTGGGTGGACAAGGTCCAGGCCGCGTTCCCGGGCCAGCGCGTCGGCATCTATACCTCGGCGGACGACATCGCCGCCGGCCGTGTCCCGGACGGGCTGCCGCTCTGGTACCCGGCCTACCCGGGCTCGCGCGTCGACACCTACGCGGAGGCGGAGGCCGCCGCCCAGCCGCGGCCCAGCGGCGTCCGGCCGCTGATCTGGCAGTTCACCTCGGACCCCGACGGTCCGGCCCGTATCGACCAGTCCATCGCCTACATGTCCGACGTGGACTTCCGCGCCTGGGCAGCAGGCACCACCCCCCGACAGCAGCAGGAGGACGACATGGAACCCGTAGACGTCTGGGCCTACAAGGGCAAGAAGAACTTCGCCGGAAGCGGCCCCGAGACGAAGGACGCCTACGCCTACCTGCGCGGCACCAGCGCGGCTGTGCAGAGCCTCACCGCGCAGGTCGGCGCGCTCACCGCCACCGTGGGCCAGCTCGCCAAGGGCGGCGGCCTGGACGCCGCCGAGATCAAAGCCGCAGCGGAGGCGGGCGCCCAGGCGGCGCTCGCGAAGCTCGGCGACGCACTGAAGGAGCACTGACCATGTCCGACCTCAACCTGCCCGACGTCGACACCGTCCTGAAGACCGGCACCGCCTACGCCAAGGACCTCGCCGAGCGGACCCTGGCCACCTTCGTCGGCGCCGCCTGCGCGGTCGGCGTGGCCGCCGGCCCGGCCGACATGTTCCACGCCTCGTTCTGGCAGACCATGGGCGCGGCCGGTTTCGCGGCCGCCGCGTCACTGCTGAAGGGGATGGCGGCCAGAGCCTTCGGCGCGAAGAACAGCGCGTCGCTGGCCAAGGGGGTCTGATGACCCCCTCGGCTCCCATCCCGGACGGTTCGGTGGTCATCACTCCGACCGAGGTGTATGCCGAGGTACGTGCCACGCACGACGAGGTCAAGTCGGTGTCGGCCAAGCTGGACTCTCTGCCGATCGCGGACCACTCGCACCTGCTGGCTGACCATGAGACCCGCATCCGCACGCTGGAGCGGGCGCGCTGGCCGCTGCCGTCCCTCGCCGCAGTCTGCGGCCTGGCTGGCGTTGCGACCAGCGTGATCGCGCTGATGAACCGCTGAAGCTGCGGCCCTCACTGCCTCTGGGCGGTGAGGGCCGTTGCGGCCCGCCCGGATACGCTGCCCGCATGATTCGCGCTGTCATCTTCGACGTCGGCGAGTGCCTCGTAGACGAGACCACCGAGTACGGCACCTGGGCCGACTGGCTCGGCGTGCCCCGCCACACCTTCCACGCGATGTTCGGCGCCGTCATCGCGCAGGGCAGGGACTACAGGGAGGTGTTCCAGGAGTTCCGGCCAGGCTTCGACCTGTACGCCGAGCGCGAGTGCCGCGCCGAGGCGGGCAAGCCGGAGACGTTCGGCGAGCAGGATCTGTACCCGGACGTCCGTGACGCGCTCGCCACCCTGCGGGCCGACGGCCTGTGGCTGGGGATCGCCGGGAACCAGACCGTGCGCGCGGGGAAGATCCTCCGCGAGCTGTTTACCACCGCCGTCGACCTGATCGGCACCTCGGACGATTGGGGTGCCAGCAAGCCGGACCGCGCCTTCTTCGACCGCGTCGCCGAGGTCGTCCCGGCCAAGCCGGACGAGATGCTGTACGTCGGCGACCGCGTCGACAACGACATCCGACCGGCCCGCGAGGCGGGGATGCACACGGCGCTGGTGCACCGCGGGCCGTGGGCGACGATCCAGTGGCGCAGCGAGGCCGCGCAGAAGCTGCCGACGTTCCGCGTCGAGACCCTGCTGGAGTTGTCACCGCAGATCAAGCAGTTCAACGAGCGAGAGCACTGACCGTCGTCGACCAGCCGTAAAGCCGGTCGTCCAGCTCCCGCACGCACCGCTCGTGCTGGTGCGGCGCCAGCGCTCGCCGCACCTCGCGGACACGGTCCATGCCCATCGCATACCAGGTCCGCTCCAGCTGGTCGAGTGCGCTCAGCGCGAACCGGCACGCCTCTTCGGGGCGGCCGGCCGCGGCCTCGACGGCGGCCAGGTCGCCGAGCACGACCGTCCGCTGCTTCTCCTCGGCCGGGTCCAGTTGCTCGAGGACACCGAGGAGGGTGGTGCGGGCCTGCGGCAAGTGCCCCGCCTTCAACTGCGTGTTGCCCTTGAACGCCGCGAGCCGGACGGCCGAGAACCAGTCGAGCCACTCGGGGCTCTGGTGCTCCCCGCCTGCTTCCAGCACCGTCTCGGCGTGCCCGATCAGGTGCAGCGCCGTCCGCGTGTTGCCGCACCGGGTCTCACACTCAGCCTCCACGGCGTCCAGCCACGCGAGCAGCTCGGCAGATGCCGGGCCACGACGGGCGTAGGTCCGCGCTGCCACCATCCGCTCCACGGCCGCATCACGGTCGCCCACCCACGCAGGGATGAACGCGGTGTGCGCCAGGACGGCGCTGCCCAGCAGCGGATCGTCGGCCTCGCCTGCGGCCTGGAGCGCTCGGAGCAGGGTCTCCTGTGCACGGTCGGCGTCGCGCAGGTCGAAGAACTCGATCCGTCCGGCGAGTAGCCAGGTCTCCGCCAGCGCGGCAGCAGTGCGCTGGCGGGTCTGCCCGGCCGTCTCCGGCAGGAGGGCGCAGCCGAGGGTGGCGTGCGCGATCGCGGCCGGGTGCAGGGTGGCCGGCGCGACGGACCAGTACAGGCGCCGGTGCGAGCGGGTGACGGCCTCGTAGTCGTCGGCTGCAGTCGCGGGCTGCATGGCCACGGCCTGGGTCGGCACCGTCGCGAGGCCCACGGCGGCGGCGGTGGCGGTGGCGGCGAGTACGGTCCGCCTGCTGCGGTCGGGTGCGCCACCGGGTGGGGTGAATCCGAGGGATTCCAGGTCCTGGCCGAGGAGACGTGTGAGAGCCTGTCCCACCTCAGGCTGCGGCCAGGGCGGTGTCTCGGACTCCCAGCGCCGGACCTGCCGGACGCCGACCTGGAGGGCGTCGGCGAGGGCCTGCTGGGAGTGGTAACCGGCCGCGAGCCGGGCCGCCTTGAGTCGGGTGTTACCTGCGGGGCGTGCCACTGCTGCACCTCCATCGTCGTGCGTTGCGGCAAGTGTCGCGGGAAGTCCGCTCGGTGGCCAGTCATCACTCAGTCGACCCAACGAAAGTCCCATTCTGGGCCACTAAAAGACCTCTCGAAGTCCTCGGCTCGGCCGCCTAACAGGGCCACCCTTGTGCACACCGGATCACGCCTCGTGTCTAGGAGCCCACCATGCACGCCGCGCCGAAGTCTCCAGCACCACCCGACACCGAACCGTGGTGGGACGCCGTCCGCGTCCCCCGCCAGCTGGGCCTGACCGCGATGGACATCCTGGGCGTCCGCGCCGGAGCCATCGTCGAAGACCCGCAGCGGCACTCCGTCTACTACTTCATCCCGGCCGGGACCGCCGCCACGTGGGACGTGCAGGACACCGAAGCGCTCACGGACAGTGTGGGCGTGCCGCTTCCGCCGACCCGCCGCACGGACGGTCCGGGACCGCACTGGCGGGTGTGCCCGGGCGAGGACGGATGGGTGACCGACCCGGGCGCCCTGCGGGCAGCTCTGGCCGACGCACTGCTGCGCAAGGACGCCGTGGCATGACCAGCGATCACAAGAGGCAGATCCACCGCATCATCGAGCCCGAACCGGGCGTGCTGGTACACACCACTGCCGACCGACGCCTGGCCGTCGAGCACTGGCTGCTGGCCGCGCACCCGGAGCCCAAGCAGGCACGGGCCGAATGGGCTGAGCACGGGGTGGCGTTACTGCCGCTCGGCACTCTGTTCTCCGCGGTACGGATCCCCGCCGCCCTCGTCCAGGCCCTCGCTGCCACAACCGAGCTGCCCGAGCTCGACGCCTTCCTCGAGGACGCGCTCGATGGCGGCCCGGTCATCTGCGACCCGAGCGGCTCCCGCTACTACGCGCTCGTCCCGGCCAGCGTGCCCCGCACCTGGCGCGCCGCCGTCGACGACTGGCGCACCCAGGACGTGGACGCCCTCGGGCGCGGCTCCTATCTCGGCGTACCTCGCGTCGATGCCGTGGAGCCCCGGCCGCTCGGGACGTACTGGTCGGTGCCCATGCCGTCGGCTGCGGTGCTCTGCCCGCCGCTGACCGTGGCTCGGCTCATCGCTGCCGGCGTCCACCAGCTGTCCGAGACCGCAGAGGGCCCCGGAATCCGGCCACGGCTCAGGTCCGTCACGGGAGCAGCCAGCGATTGGTGA